TCATGCGGGAAGCCTATCGATATTGGCGCGCTCAACGCGGAAGGTGAGGACGAGGACGTCGGGATTGTCCTCCCATCGCTGTCCTGGTTTGTCGTGCAGCGACTGCCACAGGTCGCGATATTCCTCTGGGGGCGAAGGATCCCATTCGTCAGGAAACTCCGGATTGGGCCCACGCCTGCCGGCGCATCCCTCGCACACCGCATCGTTCCAGCTGATGGCCTGCAGTGGTTCGAAGCGGACGCCCTCGACGATCAACGTCAGGCGCGACGCCCAGCGGGGCATGTGGATGGAGGGGCGGAGCTTCAGCTTGTAATCGGCGGCGGCGGCGCGGGTGTATCCGCTACGATCGTCAGCCAGATAAGCGACTTCCCGCCGGTGCGGCCCCATCGGGTTCACCGGCGAATCGGTCCAGCCTGCCGGAGCGATCCACGCGCTTTCCCGAACATAGAGGCGATCGCCGATGGTGCAGCGCGCCAGCGGCGACGACGCGAGCCGCCGCGTCTGCGTCTTGCGTCCGTCGACCAGCGCGCGCACCATGGCGCCTGAGAAGATGATGGGGCGATCAGCCATCGTCCCGATCCTCTGCGATGGGAGGAAGGGCTGCGCGTTCGTCCGCCAACTCTACGTGCATGCGGACAAGGCTTTCCAAGTCCTCGCACGTGATCATGATTGTGTTGGGATGCTCGGGATCGGCCGGATCGGTTTCGCATGCTGACTGCAAGACGGCAGCGGCGATCACTTTCGCCTCGCGCGTCTCAGCCACCTGCGTTGGGCGGGGTGCGGCCAGGCGGTTCAGCTCTGCCGCAATGTTCTCGGCCGACTGCTTGTCCGCGATCTTACCGCCGACATAGTTCCTGCCTTCACCGGAGCGCCAGATGTACCAGCGCGCGCCCTCAGTGCTCGTCTCTCCGATTGCAGCATAGCGAACAGCCTCCCCGCTCGCGCTCTCCGGGCGGGGTGCATCGGCCAAGGCGAGCATGGCTCGGAGGGCGGGCTCTGTTATGGAGTTGGTCTGGCCTTCGCGCAGCATTTCTGCCGACCGACGGTAGCCTGCCGCGTGGAACTCAGCCGCAAGCATCTCCCGCGCCTGCTGCTCACGCGATGCTGGGGTATCGGTGGTCATGCGGTCCTCGCGTATTTTTCGGCCCGCTCCACCGTCAGGGCGGGCCTCCAATTGATGAATTTCCCGTCGCGGAAGCTGATCGCGCAGGGGCCGGGCCACCCGTCAGCCACGTAATCATGCTGCACGGCGTCGCTTTCATGGAACGACGACAGCGGGTGCGGTGCGAGTGGTGCATCGGCAAAGCACAGCTTGTCGGGCCAAAATGGCGGCGGCGGGTAGCTGCCTTCGCGCCCCGTCTCGCTCTTCACGACGTGTGGTCCTGAGAGGGGGTGGAGAGGGCTTGGCGAAGATGCAGGCAAAGCTCGATCATGTCGGCATTGAGAGCCGCGACCTGATCCTCGTCATAGTTCGCCATGTTCAGCTCGGGCGCGCGTTCGGCTATCTCAGAGGCAACGCGCAACGCCTCCACCAGCTCAGTAGCGGGCTCGGGGGTGTGCCGGGTGTTCCAGATCGCGACGGCTTCTCGAACCTTCGCCGCGTTTGTCGCGTCATCAGCGCCTAGATAAACGAGGCCAGTTCGCGAACCGCAGTTGTTGCACGCGACTAGCGCATCGGTGAGGCTCTTGCGAACCTCCGCGTCGCTTGCACCGCAAAACGGGCACGGCAGCAGCTCCACCATCTGCGTATTGTCTTGGGTCATGGGAGGGACTCCGGGGGAGTTTGGGCGTCTGCCTGCGGCACCGCGCTCTCGTCTGCGACGGAGCCGCTACGCGTCTCCGCCCTGCGGGCTTCGATCGCTGACGCGTTCTCAAACACAGGGCACTTGGCGAGCACGTCATCCAGCAGCGCGGTGACGGTTCGCAGCTTTTGAAGCTGCACATCGCGCCACTCTTCGTTGCCCTCTCTCTCCGCTGCCCGCATATTGTTGCGGTAAATGGCAGCATGCCGCTTCAAGCGCGCCAGCACGTCGCTGCGCCGGAACATGCGCGTGCCAACATTGGCGACTTTGCGAATGGCACCCGCACTAGGGATCGAAGCGGCGGAGCCGGCGAGACCGCTTGCGGGCTCGACCGAAGGCGAGAGCCCGGTCGCCGCAGGCGGAGCGCCCTGATCCCCGCTCCTACCCGCCTCATTGAGAGAAGTGGTCATGCAACCCTCCCGAACAACCGGGCCAGCAGCGGACGCGGCCGGCGGCTCTCCAGCCACCGCGCCTTGTTCGCATCGTGCCGATTCCGCAGCGCGATCCGCAGCTCGTCACCATGAAGGTCCGAGAGCCGGGGCGGCGCGTTGATGAGGTCGTCGTACATCGCATTGCTCCAGGGTGGGCGGTGCCGTGGTGCGACCCGAGGCGGCACCGCCCGGGGGAAGTTCAGTTCTTCTGGGACGCTTTGAGCCGAACTTCGGCGGCGCCGATCGCGTCGTCGACCTCGGACACCAGCTCGGCCGGTGCGGCGTCGCGATGCTTGTCGAGCTCGGTGCCGACCTTCTTGAGATCGATGATCGTGGACACCGTGGCGGCGCGTCCGATCAGGTCGTCGGCGATGGCGCGGAACGGGTGATCGGCCTGCGTGTCGTTGTTCGCCTCGCCCATGTCGGTTTCGGCCCGGCCTTCGGCGGCGGCGAAGGCCTGGGCATCGAGCGCGCGCGCGGTTTCCTCGTCCTCTTCCTCGCGCGGGAACTCGCCCGTCGCGGGATCGGCGCCCTCGGCCGAGGCCTGTTCCTCGCGGGTGGGCGGCACCAGACGGGGAGCGTCCGGCTCGACGCTTCCGAGCAGCGTGGTCGCGGAGCGCGCCGACAGCGCTTCGTCGTGCGCCTCGACGTCGATCAGGTCGCCAGACATCGGGAGCGTCTTGCTGTGGCGGCGCATCACCGTCTTGCGCGCCATCTCTGCGAACCAGTCGACCCACGGGCCTTTGGGCGGGTACTGACCACCGAGTTTTCCCGTCTGGCTGGCTTGCCGGACCTTGTTAATCTCGGCGCGGCGCATCACCTCGAAGGACTTGGTGCCGTCCTTCATCGTCGCGACCGAATAGGCGGCGACGATGTTCTCGTCGGCCAGGTCCTCGTCGGTCAGGTCGAGCATGGGCCGGTGCCGCAGCATGGCCTCGGTGCCGCCCTCGAATACGAAGGCCCCCTCCTCGACCTCGCGCCGATAGACGACGTTCGTCTCGATCGCGCTGATCTCGCCGGACTGGAGGATCTTCTTCCGCAGGCCGAACACCATCGGCATGTATTGCGCCTGCATGATCTTCCGCCATTGGCCGTCGACCTTGACGCTGGTGTTGAAGGTGACGATCGCCGCCTCGCGCCCGTCGGGGAGCAAGCCGTCCTGCGCGGCCTTCATGCACGACGTGATCAAGCTGGCGCGGTCCGCCTTGAGCAGGTCCGGATTGCTCTGCGCCGCGGTCATTACCGTGCGCTGAAACTTCTCCGGGCTGATGTGCGCCGGCAGCGCCATCTTGAAGTCGTTGGCGCGGCGCTCGAGGCCGTGACGAAGTCGGTCGTATTCGGTGACTTGGGTGGGTTCGCGCGTGGCGAGGGCTTGGGTTGCCATGGTTTAGGCCTCCATTTCAGAATTGAGATCGTGGGCGTCGAGCACGTCGAGCGCGTCCTGCGACTCCGGCTCGACCTTTCCGAGGATGGACTTGCAGGCGAACGGCGGGGCCTCGTCGCTGATCGAGACGACCTCGACGCGCTTCCAGCCGTCGCTGCGGTTGTCGGGTACCTTGACCACGTCGCCGGGTGCGAGCGGCTCGCCGTCCCACTGATAGGTGTAGGTGCGGGTGTCTTCGGCCTTGAACTTGCAGGCCACGAACACGCTCGGGTTTGTCATTCATCTTCTCCGGTTGCTTCGCAGACGGTGCAGATAGGTCGAGCATCGAGGCACGAACCGCAGGGCGGACTGATGTGGCACGAGCAGTTCTCGCCGACGGGCAGCATCATCGTTCCGTCACACGCGAAGCCGTCGTCGTTGAGGCGATTGCAGCGGTCGCCATCCTCGGTGCCGATGGCGCTCATCGCACCGCGCTCCCGAGCCGAGAGAAGACCTCGCAGCCCTTGATCTCGCGCAGGCCGTTCTTGCCGCGCACCGACGGCCGGATGACCTTCTCCAGCGCTTCGATCACGGAAGGATGCTTGAGGAACATGTCAGGCACCTGGCGAATGTTCACGACGCGGACGTCCCAAGTTTCGGTCACCGACACGGCGCTGCCGTAGTCGCCGCGCGCGATCGGCCCAGCCGCAACCTTGACCTCGGCGAACACCGGCTCCGGCTCGACTTCGACCATAGCGGCCTCGCGGCCCTCTTCGGCGGCGCGAGCGTCCTCCTCGGCCTGCAGGCGCGCACGCTCGGCAGCGGCAGCGGCTTCCTTCTCGGCCGCCTCGCGCGCGATCCGGGCGGCTTCCTCCCGGCGCTTCCGCTCTTCCTCGGCGAGGAACGCATTCATGTGCCCGCGGGCATTGTTCACCGCGGCGGCGAGATCGCCGACGATCCCATCGGCTTTGCCCTTGAGCGCGCGCTGCGCGGTCAGAAGCGGGCGGTTATGCCGCTCCCGGTGTTCCTCGACCGCCTTGGTTGCGACGTTCGCCATTTTGATGAAGTCGCCGATCCGTCCCGCAGCATCTGCGCTGCCGCAGCCCTTCACGCCGTTGCCGCTCGCGGTCAGTTCGGAAATGCGCTGGATCAGCCCGTCGCGGGTAAGGCCCTCGACGAAGTCGTCGACGACGCGAACTTCCATCGGCACGGCGCCGCTGTTGCTGCCGATCGTGGCGGTGGCAGGTTCAGCCTTGGGCCAAGGCTTCACGTCATCGAATATGGGCTTTGCAGATGCCATCGGTCGGCTCCTTTCAGATCAGCGGAATTGGGGCGGTGAGCAGATCGACGGCGCGCGTCGGATCGGCGTGCGGGGCGTCGGGGGCGTGCTGTTCGCCCCAAGCCTGGAGCGAGCAGAGGTAGCGGTGCTCGGCCTCGTCGATCGGCTCGTCGGCGCAACCGGGCCAGACGCGCTCCAGATCGATGTATCGACCGTTCGCGGTGGCCTGCCAGCGGGGGGAACGGTCCAACTCCTCGCCGGTCACCGGATCGAGGGGCACGCCGAACCAGATGCGGATACCGACCGGCACGGCGCCGCGACGCAGCTTGGTCCGATAGAAGCCCGCGACGGGCCTGTCGGGATCGAAGCCTTGGGCCTGCACCGGCGCGCGGCGCGCGGAATAGTCGAGGCGGCCGCGGCTCACAGCCCCGCCCTCCCCCAAGCCGCTTCCCAGCAATCGGCTTCGCGCGCTGCTTCCTGCGCGGTCCAGAACTCGCGGCTGCTCTCGATGCTGGCGTCGAGCCGGGCCAGCGCGTGGTCGATCCGCGCGTCCGACGCTGCCATGCGCGACAGGTGCTGCTCGTGATCGGCGACGGCCTTCTCGCGGCCCCGGTGCATCCGGCGGACGCGCTCGCGGCGGCTCGGGTGCGTTTCCCGGGTCACCTCGGCGACGGCTGCGAACAGCTCGGCCGCGGGCGCGTCGGGATCGGCGAGGATTTGGTCGAGGCGCGTCATCACGCCGCCTCTCGCTTCGAACCCGAAGCCACCGCGTCGTGCTGAGCCACATGCCAGCGAGCGTCGCTCAGCATCTTCCGGATGCGCGGCCCCTGCCCGTTCGGGCCCCAGGTCCCGATCGAACCGTAGCCGTGCGGCTGAGACGAAATGTACGGGCTGGCGTCTTCGCGGCGGAGCTGGGCCAGACCGGCCTCAGCCTTGCGCTTCAACCCGCCGAGCAGAATGTCGCGGGGGTAGCGGCTCGCGAGACGGATGATCTCCTCGAAGCTCGCGGTGTGCTCCGTGACGATCTGGCGCCAGCGCTGCTGCTTGGCGATGATCGCGGGATCGGTGATGGGCTGCATCGTGACCTCCAGAGCCGCGGACCAGTGCGGCTGATGGAGGGAATGTGCATTGATTGCACAGTCACGTCAATTGAAAATGTGCATCCGTTGCACTTTTCTAATCGGGCCACTCCTCGTCAGGATAGAAATCTACCTCCGGGTCGGCATCGAAACTGGCCTCTTTCGGAGCTTCGGCAGGCTCCGGGGGCAGCGCGGGCACCTCGCCATCGAACCCGATTCGAATCCACGCGCCCCAATTTGTCTGCCGCTGAAAGATCGCGACGATCTCCTCCCCGCGGGCCATCAATGTCTTGATCCACGGCGCCCGCTCTGCGGAGAGGTAGCCGATCTGGATGCCACGACTGCTGAACACGGCGATCGCGTTCTCGTCGGCGGGGTTCTTGGGTTCGGGAATAAGCTGGATCGGCTCGCCTGGCTGGCAGATTGCGAGCTCGAAGCGGCGGGTTGGGCCGCGTTTGTTGGCGTGGGCTGCGCCGACGACGGCGAGGCTAACGCTTGGGCGCGGCACTCGTGGGCGCAGCTTGCAGCGCGGGGACCGTCAATACGATCGGCTGGACCTGTGTCGGCTTATCCTCAGGCTGGATCCAGCTCAGACCACCAATAATGCCGCCGATGACAGTCGCGACGACCGCGAATGCCAGCGCAGTCCACTGCCACTTCCATGCCCAGAGGTCGTGCTTAGTGGCCAAGCCTCTGGCGAGATTGAGAATCTCGACCTGCCCGGTTTTCAACTCGTCCAGGTCGCGACGCACGTATTCCATGTGCGTTTCCAGCCGAGTGACCCTAGCTTCCATATCATTATATGTGCCACCGCCACCACCGCCCTTCAAGATCGGCTCCTCGCTCTCTTTGGTGTCGAGTTGGCGATCGAACCAGCGGCGCTGAATCTCTGCGTCAATTCCCGACATTACTGCTCTTCCGGACCGCTTAGCTCGGGCAGTTTCACGAGCGTTCTCTGAAATTGGTGAATCTCGCGAAGAAGCTTTATGGCCTCGTCGATCGACTTTCGTTTCCCCTCCTCGTCGGGCACCTTGTAGTCCGAGATCATGTAGCCCACCACCGTCGCCAACGCTTGGCTGATTAAGCTGGCCATTGCATTTAAGTCGCGGACGGTCGCCGGCTCACCTAGGTGGGTATAAAAAGCAAGAGCGTCATTCTCCGACATTGGCTCGTCACTCATAATACCCTCGCGAAGCTAATCACGCGCATGCCTTAGTTGCCTCAAGCTGGCCGATGATGCTGCTTTGGCGCCGTAGCTCGATGCGGGTGCTCCCGTTCGCTTCCCGCAGGTCGTAGACGAGCGGAATACCGTCGGAGTTCGAAAAGACGACGCGCTTGCCCCCCTCGATCGGCACTACGCTCGGCGAGGCCGCGATCCGGATCTCCGCGAGGCAAGCCGCAACAGCATCGATCGACTTTGAGCTCTCAATCACCACCGATGGCTGCTTGCTGGTCACGTCGGAGACCGTGTTGACACAAGCCGCTGCGAATCCGCAGGCGCCGAGCGCCAAGATCAAAGCTCGCGTGCGAACCATATCACCCTTCCCTCAATCCTCAGCTCGCTCGCATCTACCTCGTCATTCCCTTCGATAGGGTTATCGGAGATGATCGCTATCCGACCCTTCCCGGCCGGCCGCAGGCGCTTGATACCATGCGCCCCCTCGCGGTTGATCCAGTAGATACCGCTGATCCGGGTGAGCTGCTTCTCGTTGATGTCGACCATGATGCGGTCGCTCGAGCGCAGCGTCGGCTCCATGCTGTCGCCGATCCCGCGCACCATGCGCAATCGGTCGCTCGGCGTGCGTGTGATCGACTGCACCAGGTTGAGGCTCATCTTGACCGGTTCGCTCTCGACGAACTCTTCGATCAGCGTGCCTGGGCCCATCGAGAGGGAAAGATCGAGGGCGGTGATCTCGACGACGTCGTCGTCGTTCGCGCGGGCCAGCATACTACGGCGGTCGGACGGCTGAGGCGGGAGCCCATGGCCCGCAACATCCTCCGGGCGCAGATACCCCATCCGCATGAGGATTTCAGGTCGCGAGACATTGAACAGCTCGGCGAGTTGGTCGGCGCGCTCATGCGAAAACGTGCCCGCACCATTCATCATCTTGTTGATGACTGAGCGCTCTCGGCCGGCCGCCGCGGCGATCGCCGCGTCCTTTAGGCCAAGCTCAGCCTTGCGGGTTCGGAACCACTCATAGTCCATAAGCGGCTTGTGCACCGGGCGCACATTGCTGTCGTGCGCAAACGATGCACACTTCTCGCTTGACGAATGTGCATTGATTGCACATTCTGAGCGCATGAGCACAGCCCTAGACGCCTATCTCGAGAGGAACGGTATAAAGGACGCGGAGTTCGCTCCGCGGATTGGCCGAGACCGCTCGATGGTGAGCAAGCTCCGCCGCGGAATCGTCCGCCCTACCCTCGACTTGGCGGCGACTATCGAAGCCGAGACGCACGGCGAAGTGCCGATGCGTTCGTGGTTAGCAGACTCCTCGCCCGCCCAGGCTGACGCGGCATGACCGCGCCCTGGCCAGCGCCCGGCGTCTACCGCCCGGACCAGCTCGACAGCTGCGCCCGCTGCGACGCCCGGCTCTGCGACGGCACCGATTACCAATGGAACCGCCCTTCGCCAGCGCCCGACAACGCTGGTGTCCCTGGGGCCGCGCCCTTCTCTCCCTTTTCCGGCGCGGCCCCTCTTTCAGGAGCGCACCGATGACACTCGCTGAAACCATAGCCGTCGTCCTGCTGTCCCTCCCGGCGTTCGCTGTCGCGCTTCTCACGCGCGCGGCCCGCCACGGCATCGAGAATGCGCGAGACGAGCATGCCGATTGGCTCGGCGCTTCGGGCGGCGGGTCCACTCATAATGGGAGCGCATCTAAATGAGCCAGTGGAGCGACGCAGCGGACGATGCCGGCATAGTCAGCCCCGATAGGGTCCGGTCCCGGGTTCAAAGCCTGCTTCGGGCCGCGCAGGCGCAAGGCTGGACCGACGACACTCTCGAAGCGGCGACCGGCGTGAAGTCACGCCGGATCAAGTCGTATCGCGTTGAGGGGAAGGAGCCGTCTTTGTCGGCTGCGCTCTCGATCGCGGTCGTCCTTGGGCCTCAGGCTCTCAACCCGCTGCTGGCGCTGATCGGATATGTGGCCCGGCCGCTCGATGAGGCCGACGAGATCACGCCGGCCCGCATTGTCGCCGACGGTCTAGTCCATTTCCAAGTGATCGCCGCAGCTGCTGCCGACGGCAGAATCGACCACACTGAGGCGCCCGCATGCCAGCGAGCCGCAGATCAGCTGATCGCAACGGTCCTGCCCCTTGCGAGCGCGGGGAAGCCGGAATGAGCCCCCGCGTCTGCCTCGACTGCCCCGCTCCGATCAGCCCGACCAGCAAGGGCCGCTGCCGCTCCTGCACGACCAAGCGTCTCAACGAAGCGGGTCGGAATCTCAGCAGCCGCCCTCCGGCGAACAAGATCGCGATCCCCCAGGGCTTCGCGCTCGTCGCGCCACACATCACCATGAAGGAGGCGCGGCTCCGGTACGGCAGGGCCGCAGAGACGATCCAGCGCTGGTGCTCAGAGGCTGGCGTCCAACTGATGCGCCCGAACCATCTCGTGGCCGGGTCCGCTTCTCGAAAGTTCAGCCCCACTGCACCTCGTGCCCATGTCGAGGCCGGAGAAGCTGGACAGGCGGCGGACTTCCTCCGTCGCTTCGGCCCGGTGTTTCGCTGCGATGCCGACGGACGCCAGCTGCAGGATGGGTTCTTCTGGAACCGCGGCGGCCGAACCGTGCTCACGGACGAGGAGCTGATCGAGCGGGCCAAGCGCAACGGCTGGCGGCCCGATGCGTGGAAGGAGCTCGCGGCGTGAAGCTCTGGACTTTCCCGAAGCGCAAGCCGGGTCGCCGCCGCGTCTCGACCAAGTTGAGCCCGACCTACGAGGCTCGCCGGGTGCGCGAGCTTCGCGCCGCCCGCGAACTGTTCCTGGCGCGCAAGTGACCACCGGCTCGATCCAGTTGCGCCGATACCTGAGCGCGCGCCGCCAAGGCCGCACGATGCTGACCGCCTGCGTCGAAAGCGGGATCGGCGTCGAAGAGGCGCGGCTCTGGGAAGCGGACATCGCCAGCGATCCCTCGATCCTCGATCGAGCCGACCCCCTGCCCAATTCCGCGCCAGTTTCGGCGCCCAATCAGGAGAACGACGACATGGCACGTGGAAAGCGAAAGGCGCCCGACGGCGTCATCAACGGCGAGGTGCCGAAGCCGGACTTCGACCTCGCCGTCAGCCTCTATCGCAACGACATCAAGCCTGCGCAGGCCAAGGTCGGCGAATACGCGCAGGAGCAGTCGACCGCCTATAAGGCGATCAAGAAGCAGGCGCACGTCGAACCGAACGCCGCCCGCGCCGCCTTCCGTCTCGACCAGATGGAAGAGGCCAAGCGTGACGACTGGCTTCGCAGCTTCAACGGGCTGCTCAAGACGCTGAACATCTTCATGCCGGTCGATCTTGCCGACATCGCCGAGGGCAAGGGCGCCGCGGGTGAGAACGTCGTGCCGATGGGCCAGCGCGCCGCGCCGCAGCTCGCGACGATCCCGATGAGCGACGGCAAGGACGATGACCTCGCCGACGATGAGCCCGGGGCTGAGGCGGCGGAATGAAGCTCAAGCGCATCATCGAGTGTGCGGACCGGCGCGCGTTCGACAAGCTCACGCAGGAGCAGGTCAACCATGCCGAGAAGATCACGGTCGGCGGAGTGGTGGTGAAAAACCGCTCCGCCACCGGGGCGGCGCGCCGGTGAGAATCGCCGGGCTCGATCTTTCCAAGACCTCGACCGGCTGGGCGTGCTGGGCGCCCGGCGACACCGTTCTTGCGTCTGGGACATGGGAGCTCGGATCGAGCTTCACCTCTCGCGGCCGCGTGTTCGCCAAGCTGCACGAGAACATGATGGCGCTCGAATCCCTCGGGCACGTCGACGCCTGGTTCTACGAGGAGCCGATCCATCCGGCCCAACTGCAGGGCCAGACCAACGCGGACACGATCAAGCTCGCGGCCGGGCTCGCCGCGCACGTCGAGAGCGCCGCGGAGGCGTTCGGCGCACGGATTATCCGCGCCGTGAATATGTCGACGTGGCGCCGCGAGTTCCTCGGCAAGCTGCCGCGTTCGATGCGCACGGCCGACCTCAAGGACATGGCGATGTCGCGCTGCCGGCAGCTCGGGTTCAAGCCGCTCAAGCACGACCAGGCCGAGGCGATCGGCATTGTCGATTACGGATGCGCCAGCCTCGACGTCGTGCCGTTCTGGCGTGCGCAGGAGGTATTGATGCCGATGATGGGCGCGCGGGTATGACCGCCGCCGTCGCCATCCTCCCCACCGACGCCGCGATCGAAGCGGCATGGGAACGCTACACCGAGATCGCGCGCCGCGTCGTCGACAAGCCCGAGCTGATGCTCGACCGCGAGCACTGCAACGAGTTCGCCATCGCCTGGGCAGCGTACCGCGACCTATTCTTGGCACGGAGGCCGAAGTGAACGCCGTGGCTCAGAACATCGCGCAGCCCGCATTCCCGGCCCGCTTGGCCAATATCGAGACCGAGGCGGCGCTAATCGGCACGCTGCTGCTCGACAACCGCCGCGTCGACCTGATTGCGGACACGCTGATGCCCGAGGACTTCGCCGAGCCGCTGCACGGCCGCATCTATGCGCGGATCGTGCAACTGGTGTCGCTCGGCAAGCAGGCCAACGCCTTCACGATGCGCACCGATTTCGAGGGTGATCCCGCGATAGAGGCGCTGGGCGGCAGCAATTATCTGGCCCAGATCACCGCGGCGCAAGGCATTCTCATCCTGAACCCGCGCGACACCGCGGCCATCCTGATCGACCTGGCGAAGCGCCGGCGGCTCCATTCCGAGCTGATCCGCCTCACCGCCGAGATCGAGGAGACGATCGACGAGCCGGTCGAGTCCATGGTGGACATGGTCGACGGGGCGATGGTGCAGGCGCTGCAGCGGCAGGAAACCGCGCTCAGCATGACGGGCGCCCGCGCCTTCGATGTCACCATGAAGGAGATCGAGGACGAGGCGAACGGCACGACACCCGCCGGCCTGACCGTCGACGGCTTCGACGACTGGAACAAGGTCACCGGCACGATGCGCCGCGGTGAGGTGATAATCCTCGCCGGACGCCCTTCCATGGGAAAGACCGCCGTTGCCCTATCCACCTCCCTCGCCTGCGCGCGGGCGGGCCTGGGCACGCTCTTCGTCAGCCTCGAGATGTCGATCCGCGAGCTGATGAAGCGCGCGATATCGGACCTGATCTTCGACTACGGGCACAGCGCCAGCTTCGACAAGGTGAAGGCGGGCCAGTTCACGCACTTCGACCGGCAGCGCCTGGAGAAGGCACGCGCGGACCTCGCCACCTGGCCCCTCACGCTCCGGCAGGAGGCCGGGTTGAAGCTCGGGCGGCTCGCCATGCTGATCCGTCGTACCAAGCGGCAGATGGCCGCAAAGGGCCAGCAGCTCGACATCGTGTTCGTCGACTACCTCGGGCTGGTGAAGACCGACGCCAAGGCGCACAAGCGCTACGAGGAAGTCTCTGAGGTCAGCCGCACGATCAAGCAGATCGCCCGCGAGCTCGATGTTGCGATCGTAGTGCTGGCCCAGCTGAACCGTGACGTCGAGAAGCGCGAGGACAAGCGGCCCCAGCTTTCAGACCTGCGCGACAGCGGCGACATCGAGCAGGACGCCGACTGCGTTATCTTCGTCTACCGCGAGCAATATTACCTCGAGCGCTCCGAGCCCAAGGAGGGCGATAAGAAGCACGTCGACTGGCAGGTCTCCATGGACGCCGCTCGCGACAAGGTCGAGCTCATCGCGGCCAAGGTGCGCAACGGACGCATCGGCAGGCGGCAATGCCACTTCTTCGGCGAGCACCAGGCGGTGCGCGGATCCGATTACTTCAGCAGCAGGCGCCATCATGACTGAGCTTCCCGAACCCCTGACGCCTGCCGACTGCGATCTGCAGGACTTCACATTTATGCCGGTGGATATCATCCGCCTGTTCGGGTCGCGCTTCCATGCGATCGCGAGCGACGGCGAATGGCGCGCCGGACTCACCCTCTGGCTCAAATCCTTCCATCAGGTGCCGGCAGCGTCGATTCCCGACGACGACATCGAGCTTGCGCGGCTCGCCGAGCTCGGCCGCGATGTGAAGACTTGGCGCAAGCTGCGCGAGGTCGCGCTGTACGGTTGGGTGAAGTGCGCGGACGGTCGTCTCTACCACCCGACGGTTGCCGAGAAGGCGCTTGAGGCGTGGAAGCGGAAGGAATTCTATCGGGAGCGCAGCAAGAAGGCGAACGCCGCTCGATGGAGCAGCGACCATGGCGACACTCAACGAGAAGAAGGCACGGGCGCGGGAAAGGGAAAGCCTCGCGATCCTGAGCGCGTCGATCAAGGACAGCTTGTCGGCTCCGAAAAGGACGCGGTGAAGCAATCCAACGGGCATCCTTCAAGGAATGCTTCAAGCAATCCTCCAGCCTCCCAAGGGACAGTAACAGGGACAAAGCCCCCCAACCCCCCAAGCGATCACCACTCGATGTGCGAGCGCATCGCAGACGAGGCCGGCATGCTCGGAATTCCGCCCGATCACCGCCTGCTGCGGGATTGGCTAGCCCTGCCCAACATGGAGTTCGAGCGGGATATCCTCCCCGTCGTTCGACGCGTCACCGTCGAGGTGAAGGCTCGGGATGGTCGTGCCCCGTTCAAGTTCAAGCTCTTCGACGCCGCGATCCGCGAGCAGCATGCCGCCGACGAACGGGAGATCGCAAGACTGCGCGAAATCCAGGTCCGCTATGCCGCGGAAGCGACCCATTGAGCCCATGGCCGACGTGCTCGCCCCTTCCTCCCGCAAGTGGGACACCGGCCTGGAGAAGCCGTACCGGGAGCTGCCCAGCGACTTCCGCGAGGTCTTCCTGCGTCTCGGGCAGGACCGGGCGATCGAGGAGCATTACCGGACCAACTGGCGCGTGATCCGCCGCTGGATCGAGGAGGCCGGTGGTGACGAGCTCCGGGCCGAGCGTGCCGCGATCACCGGATCGTCGCTGAAACCGCAGCGCCGTAGCCCGATCGCGCGGCGGTACGTGATGGGCCTGAGGTTGCGCCGGCATGTCGCCTGGCCTTGCCGGGCACCGCGGTTCTGGGATGTCGGATTGGTGCCGCAGATCGAGGCGAAGGCGCCGGAGCGACCACAGGTGCGCCGCCTCAGCGGTCTCGCCGCGCTGCGGATCATCGAAGCCGCGGCCGCCGATCCCAGGATCGCGCCGGAACTGCGCGCCGGGATGGCGAAGGCTGCGGAGTTGGTTCGGGCGGAAATGATGGAGGAGGTGAAGTGACGATGTTCGCCGATGTGGCCGCAGCGGCTGAGCGGTATTTTCCCGATGGCTCATGCCCCCCGGAGGTCGAGGCCGCGGCGAAGGTGAGCTTCGAGCTCGATCCCGGCCGCCCGGCGGTCGCGTGGGAGGAGCTTGCGGAAGAGGATCGATCCTTCCATCGCCGTGTTGCGGTATGCATCACCGCGACGTGGTACGGTCAGCTATTGGTCGCGCGCGCCGGGAAGGTTTCGAACTGATGACCGGCCCGTTGAAGAACGCGCGGCACGAGCGGTTTGCTCAGGAGTTGGCGAAGGGCTCGACGGCAGATGCGGCTTATGTCGCCGCGGGCTATCGCCCCGATCGAAAGAATGCTGCCCGGCTGACGACAAATGACGCCGTTCGGGCTCGGATCACCGAGCTTAAATCCCGCGCCGCCGCCCGCACGGAGATCACCGTCGCAAGTGTCACCCGCCGCCTGCTGCGCATCGCCGCAAAGGGCGAGCGGTTGCGTGAGGCCTCTGGATTACAGGTCGCCCGCGCCGCGGTGATGGACGCGGCCAAACTCAACGGGTTAGCGCCGGAGCGGCACGAGCACACCGGCAAAAACGGTGGCCCGATCGAATATCGCGACCTCGGCGAAGATGAGATCGACGCCCGCCTCAACGCTCTCAAGGATCAGCATGGACACCACCGGCTGGCCCATTGAAGCGAAGCGAGAGGCGTTGGCGCTGCTTGAGGCCAAGGCTCGTCTGGCCGAAGCCCGCCAGCGCGAAGCCGAGCGCCGCCGCCTCGCCGAAAACCTCGAACTCACACGCCAGCGCTGCCGTAGCCTGACCGGCTTCGTCCGCGAGGCATGGTCGGTGCTTGAGCCCGCGAATCCCTATGTCCACGGCTGGCACGTCGAGGCGATCTGCGAGCACCTGGAGGCGATCACCGCCGGGCAAATCAACCGGTTGCTGATCAACGTTCCGCCAGGCACGATGAAATCGCTCCTGTCGGGCGTGTTCTGGCCCGCCTGGGAGTGGGGACCGATGGGCCGACCGTCGACGCGCATAATCGGCTCCAGCTATTCGGAGGACTACGCCAAGCGCGACAACCGCCGCATGCGCGATCTCGTCACCTCTGACTGGTTCCAGTCGCTTTGGCCGACCGAGCTGGTCCGCGCCGGCGAAATGGCGTTCAGCAACACCGCAACAGGGTTCCGCCAGGGCATCCCGTTCTCACGCCTCACCGGTGGCCGCGGCGACCGCGTCATCATCGACGACCCGCATAGCGTCGACGGCGCCGAGTCCGAGGCGGAGCGTAGCGCGACTGTTCGCACCTTCCGGGAATCGGTGCCAACTCGCCTCAACGACCCGGCCCGCTCGGCGATCGTCGTGATCATGCAGCGGCTGCACGAGCAGGACGTCTCGGGCACGATCCTTTCGCTCAAGCTCGGCTACGAGCACTTGATGCTGCCGATGGAATTCGAGCCGGAGCGCCGCTGCGTCACCTCAATCGGGTTCGAGGATCCGCGTACCTATGACGGCGAGCTGCTGTTCCCGGAGCGCTTCCCTCGCGAGGTGGTCGAGCGGGACAAGGTGCCCATGGGCGCCTATGCCGTCGCGGGGCAGTTCCAGCAGCGCCCGGCGCCGCGATCGGGCGGCATGTTCCAGCGAAGCGACTTCGAGATCGTCGACGCCATCCCCGCGGGCCGCACGCGCCGCGTCCGTGCCTGGGACTTCGCTGCGACCGAGGTGAAGCCGGGTCGCCGACCCGATTGGACCGTCGGGCTGCGCATGGTGCTGGTCGGGGACGTCTTCTATGTCGAAGATGTTGTCCGGGGGCAGTGGAAGCCGTCCGAGGTCGAGACGCGGCTGGTCAACACTGCGAGCCAGGACGGGTCTGCCGTGCCGGTGCGCATCCCGGAAGACCCCGGCGCCGCGGGCAAGTCGGACGCCGCGACCAAGATCAAGCTGCTCAAGGGCTATTCGGTGAAGGCGGTACGGCCGACCGGCGAAAAGTCGGTCCGCGCGCGTCCGGCGTCGGCTCAGGCGGAGGCGGGCAATATCAAGCTGCTGCGCGGCGCATGGAACGACGCCTTCCTCGACGAGGTCTGCACCTTCCCGGCGGGCACGAACGACGACCAGGTCGACGCGTTCGCCGATGCGCTCAACGAGCTCGCGCTGGGCGGGTCGGGGTACAACATCGACGGGCTGATCTAATCCGCCGCCTCAGCCGCACTCAGCTTCGAAGGCAGCGGCGACCGGATCGTACTTCGGCTCGGTCGGTCGCATGGGGATCGGCCGCGGCCTCCGAGCGACCGGTTTGCGCTGAAACTGTCACATCCAGTTGAGTGACACCGAGAGCCTTCGATAAGGGTGGGCCGTGATCGTTCAGGTAGTTTCTCCGCGCCATTCCGGTTGTTCGCGTATTTCGCTGGAAAGATGTGATTAACTACCAGCGGACGCGGTTCTGCCTTGGGCGCGCTATTAGCGCGAAATCGCCCAATTGAACTGTAGCGACCTCCTCGGACCCCGGATTGCTTTGCCCGCCGCATCTAGTGCGGGTGCATATCGCCCCCGACTAGTGATCAGGCTACACGTCACGGCGTCCAAAGAAGGCGACCCGGAGGAGCTTGTTACCTGGCAGTTTTCGATGCGGCCTTGCTCATCTACATCGTAGGCAACGCGGACCGAACCTTGTTGGCCGGCCGCGAGTGCATCGGCAGGGTAGTCGTCAACGGTGACCCATGTGCCGGGATTGCTCAACGCTCTGGCCGGAGTAGCAACTGAGGCGCTGCTAACTTCGGGCTCGATCGCGGTGGGCTTCGCCTGTAGGTCCTGCGCTGCCCACACCAATAGCATCGCCTCTATCATTAGATCTCCCCTCTTCCTGACGGCGGTAACCCCGCCCCTCCCTGCGCCATAGCCATGCCCCATGGCGTTCCTCACCGACAGCTTGCGGGCAGCCATCGCGGCATGCAACCCCTTCGCCCGTCGGGACCATGCCCCGATGACGGTGCTCGGGGCGTTCCAGCACCAGCTCGCGTTCGCCGCCTATGCCTCATCCGGCATGCTCCGGAAGGTCATCGCGATTCCCGCCGACGATCGGGTCCGGGAGTGGCGGGACTGGCAGGCCGACAAGGAAGCGATCGCCCTGATCGAGGCAGAGGAGCGACGGCTCCAGCTGCAGGCCAAGACCAAGCAGGCGGAGATCCTGCGCGGCATTGGCGGGGGCGCCATGATCCTGATCACGGCGGGCAGCCATTCCGAGCCGCTGACCCCGGACCAGATCAAGGCGGGCGGGCTCGTCGCGATCAACGTGGTGTCGCGCTGGCAAATCCAAGGCAAGGATTGGGTCACCGACCTTGCCGACCCGGCCTATGGCACGCCGCGCATGTTCTCGATCAGCTCGAGCACGTCCGGCGAGCAGCTGATCCACCCCAGCCGCGTCGTAGCGTTTCGAGGCGAGCCGATCCCGATGGGCACCGGCGTCTCTATGGAGGAGGCGTATTGGGGCGACAGCCGGTTGCTGCGCGTCTTCACCGAGGTCGAGCGCAGCGATCAGACGCAGGCGTGGTTCGCGGCGCTGGTCCGAAAGGCGAAGTTGCTGCGCTTCGGCATCCCCAAGCTGAGCGACTTTACCGCTAGCGCCGAGGGTACGGCCAAGTTGATGAGCCGGGTTGCTCTAATCGCCGAGGGAGAGAACTCACTGAACGCCTCGGTCTATGACATGGGCGATGGCGAAGGGGGTGCGAACCCTGGCGAGAAGATCGACGACTACCAAATCACCTGGGCGGGCATCCCGGCGGTGATGGACGCATTCGACCAGCGCGTCGCCGCGGTTGCGGATATCCCCTTCACCCGCCTGATGGGCCGATCGCCCGCGGGCATGAACGCTACCGGCGACCACGACACCGACAATTGGAACAAGATGGTCGCTTCGGGCCAGAAGCTCGAAACCCGGCCCTGCCTGGAGCAGATCGACCCGATCCTGTTGCGCAGCGCGGGTGTCGCCGCACCGGATGACGTAACCTGGCGCTTTGCCCCGCTCGATACCCCCACCGAGCAGGAGGAGGCCACCACCTTCAAGACCTCCATGGAAGCGATCGAAAAGCTGCAGAACACCGGCACGATCCCCGACGAGGCGTTTGCGAAGGGGGTGCAGAACTGGCTCGAGGAGCGGGAATATCTGCCCGGGCTTGGTGCCGCCTTGGCCGAAATCCCGGAGAACGAAAGGTTCGGGCTCGCCCCGGACGACGACGGCGACGATCCGTCGGTCTTGCAGGCGAAAGGAGGTGATCCGGACGATCTGCCGGAGGGCGGAGCAGTGCCCCGTTCCGCCCGCCGTGCTGCCAATGACGCCGCGACCTGGCTCGCTGATGCGACGCCTCGCCCCCTCTACGTCCAGCGCAAGCTCCTCAATGCCGCGGACCTGATCGCATGGGCGAAGGCGAACGGGTTCGACACCACCCTGCCCGCGCCCGACATGCACGTCACCGTGCTCTACTCGCGCGCGCCGGTCGACCCGATGAAGATGGGCCGCGACTGGCGCGAGGACGAACAGGGCCGGATCACCGTTCGCCCCGGCGGCCCGCGCGTGATCGAGCGACTGGGCGAGAACGCGGTCGTGCTGCGGTTCGCTTCGCCTGACCTCGAATGGCGGCACAAGGACCTGGTCGAGGCCGGCGGGTCGCACGACTGGCCCGAATATGCCCCGCATGTGACGCTGAGCTACGCGGTTCCGGAGGGCGTCGATTTGGACGCCCTGAAACCGTTCAACGGCGAGCTGCGGTTCGGGCCGGAGATTTTCGAGGCGCTGGACCTCGATTGGAAGCAGAAGGTGCGCGAGAAATGACCGGACTGCGTTACCTCGACCAAGTGTTGGTTGGCGATCACCTGCGGGTGGGCGAGCTATGCGTCGCGCAAGACATAATCACCCACCGGCGTTGGTGGCAGTTCTGGCGCCCCCGGTGGTGGTCAGAGCAGCGGATGTGCCTTGTGTTGGCGGATCGCTCGCTGCTCGACGTTACACCACTTCTACGTGCCGAGCATCAACCAAGCGGGAAGGTAATATGTCGCGCGCTTGCTGAAATCGACCGCAATTCGAAGTCGAAGGTGGGCGAGGAATGACGTGGCTCCTCTATTCACTCGCAGCCTATGGCGCCATCAACCTGATTGAGCTGGTGGCGAGGGCAGCGCTGCGCTGGCGCGCGTGATGCGCTTCTCGCTAGCCGTCCTCACCCGCCGCACCCGCAACCCGCGGCGCGCGCAGATCGTGCTCCGCGACATCGTGCCGCCGGCCACGCTTGCGACCGACCTGTACCGCTCGGTCTATCTGCCCGTCGTGCAGGTCTGGGAGCGCGCGATTCCACCGTTCGTCGCAGAATACGAGCGAACGCTGGCCAAAATGACAGCCGATGCCTATGCGCGCCGCGAGACGAGTTCGGTCACTACGGACAGCTCCGGTGTTCGGATTCGTCTCACCGACTCCCCCGATGATCTCCAAGCCCGCCTGGACGCCGCCAGCTCGGAGGTCGAACGGCTGTTCATCCTGCTCGATGCGGCCCTGCGCGACTGGGGCGTGCGTGTAGAGCGCTGGCAGCGTGAGAAGTGGCGAGGCGCCGTCCTTAGCGCGACGGGCGTCGACGTCGCCACGCTGATCGGCCCCGAGGACATGCGCGACACGGTCAGCACCTATCTGCGCTGGAACGCCGCCCTGGTGCGCGACGTCTCGGCGCAGGCCCGGCAGCGGATCAGCAATGCGGTGTTCGCTGGGCTCCAGAACCGCACACCGGTGCGCGAGGTGGCGAAGCAGATCAGCGAGGCCACGGGCATGGCGCGCGATCGGTCGAAGCGAGTCGCGGCGGATCAGCTCAACAAGATCACTTCCGCGCTGGCGGATGAGCGGCGGCGCGAGGCTGGGATCGACGTCTGGAAATGGCGGCACAGCGGCAAGCGGCATCCGCGCGAGACGCACCTGGCGCGCAACGGGAAGCTCTATGCGGATACGCCGGCGGGCGCGGATGCGGAGATCAGCGCGCCGCCTGAGGATCGGCCCGGGCAGCTACCGTATTGCGGGTGTCGGGCCCAGGCTGTGTTGGTGTTACCCCAAGGCAGTGATTGACCGCATTTCTGTTTCGCGATAGACAGTGTTCGACGGCGCGAGGCTCAGACAGTTCACTCGCCGGGGTTCAGACAGCTCACCCAGCCGCCAAAACCATCATCTGCGCAGATTACCGTCACCGATTGTGGCGCCACGATCTACATGAAAGGTTCGCACATGCGACCGGACATTAAGATCGAGTTGAAGTTTGACCTCACGGCGGCAATTATCTTTATTGTCTGCTTGATTCTGTTCGGATTCTAAATGGCAGTCGGGGCCGAGAAGGCTCCGACTGCACCGCACGATCGGGGGATCGAGATGGCTGATAATCACACACCGCATTACATCGCACCGAGAGGGCCTGACGAGACGTCCGGGTTAATCGCCTCGAAGGCGACAAGCTGATGCCGGTACCGGCATGACCCCGCTCGAACGCGCCGCCCGCGTCCTCTGCGATCTCGCCGGCCGCGACCCTGATGAAGTCTGCGTCGGCGAGGGAAACGCTGTCGGGCAGACGTGGATGGGCTGGGAAGCATTCGTGGAGAACGCCCGCGACGTCATCGCTGCGATCCGGGAGCCGAGCGAGGAGATGCGACTGGCCGGCATCGGGGCGATGAAGAGAAGTGCCAATCCTGGTCTGGACCATCACGACATGCACGTTGGCTTTACCGCTATGATCGACGCGCTGCTCGAGGAACAGTGAGAATGGATATTCGCCAACATTTGGACGCTCTTCTTGCTCATGCCGCTGAATTGGGTCGCGTTCCGCAGCGCTTCGTAGTGCGTGAGGAAGACTGGGGGGAGTTGGCCAGCCGATACCACTTGGACCCCGATCCCAAGACCGAGGGGGTGATGCAATATTGCGGTGTTCTAGTAGAGTTTGGGCAGGTCAGTCAGCGGATGATTGCCGCTCTTTACGACACTAATGGTGAGGCGCTGCTGGAAGAGTGGCAATGATCCCCTGGCGCCCAATCTCCGAGCTGCCTGACACGCTCAAAGAGGGCTTCCGAGTGGTGCTGCTTTGGGACCGTCAGCATGGTGTCAACGTTGGCCAATTCGAGCCGGAGTCTATGACCGGAGCGGGATGGAAGACGGTGATCGATAGTCATCCGCTCGATGATGTAACGCACTTCGCCGAGATCAACGCGCCTCAATAAGCGCTGCCCGCTCGTCTAACGGTAGGACATCGGCCTTTGAAGCCGTGAATGCTGGTTCGATCCCAGCGCGGGCATCCAGCTTCCTGACGGCGGTAACCGCCCGCAGCAAGCCCCGATACCTCGTCGGGCATGTTGCTGCACGACGCACTCACGCTCGACGCGCCCCGGCGAACTCGCGATGGCTATCTCGCCGTTCGGGCCAAGGCCGCGCGCACGGGAGTCTACCAGTACGGCGGCCGTGAGATCGATCCGGACAATAAGCACGGGCTGCGTGACACTGCCGTAGTCAACGTCCTTCGCGACGAACAGACGGTGTTCGACGAGGCTTCGGTCGGTTCGTTCATCGGCAAGCCGATTACCGACGATCACCCCACCGTTCCCGTCACCGCGGCGAACTGGAAGGACCACGCGCGCGGCACCATCATGGGCGCGAAGTGGGAGCCGGGCGGTTACCTCGCGTTCGACCTCCTCCTGACCGACGCGGACGCGATCGCGAAGGTAGACGGCGGCAAGCGCGAGCTCTCCAACGGATACGACGCCGGGCTTGAGTTCGGCGAGTTCAAGGCGGCCGACGGCACGATCTGCCAGGCGCGCCAAACCAGCATCAGGGGCAATCACATCGCCCTCGTCGATCGCGGCCGTGCAGGCCCCGAGTGCCGGATCGCGGACGCGGAGGTTCAGCCCTTCGCGGTGTGCGACGCCAACCCCGAGGCGGTGGCTCGCCTCTCTTACCAGGAGAAGACCGTGAAGAAGATCACGCTCGACGGCCTGCAGGTCGATCTTTCGGACGCGGATGCCGTCGCAGCCGCGATCGAGAAGCTGCAGGGACAGGTCGCCGACAAGGCAACCGCACTGACCGCCGCGGAGACGCAGGTCGCCATGCTCACAACCGACAAGGCCACGCTCGAGGCGAAGGTGACGACGCTGGAGACGCAGCTCGCCGACGCCAAGCTCACGCCGCAGCAGCTGCGCGATGCCGCCAAGGCGTTCCAGGTCGTTGCCGATAAGGCGAAGGCGCTCGGTGTCGCCGTCTCGGACGAGATGGACGAGGCCGCGATCATGAAGGCGGCCGTTACGGCCAAGGTCGGCGATGCCGCAGATGGCTGGAACGACGCGCAGATCGCCGCTTCGTTCGCGACGCTCACCAAGGACGCGAAGGTGCAGGACGGCAACGTCGTTCAGCCCATCGGCCAGCCCTCAACCATCGCTGATGGCGCTGCTGCCGCCAACGAGGCTCGCAATCAGATGATTGCGGACATGGTGAACCCGAACGCGGCGAAGGCCGCCTGAGGAGGACGGAAATGGCAACTTTTCAGACGACCTACGAAGCCAATCCTCCGATCGGGCTTAAGGGCCAGATCGCCAACGAGGAAAAGCACAACCAGATCAGCCGGACGGTGTCGAACGCCGAAGGCATCAAGTTCGGCGCTCCAGGCTTCCGCGTCGCCGGCGCGGGGAATGATCATGTGGTTGCCGCAACCGGCGCGGTCGAGGACTTCCTCGGTCTGGCCGTGCTCACTGGTGCCGTGCCTCCCGTGGCTCCAGGCTCCACTTTGGTCGACGGATACCCGCAGCACTTCACCGGCGCGTTCATGACCGACGGCCAGATGTACGTCGAGGCAGGCGGCGCCGTCGCTCCGGGCGATGCGGTGTATTACGCCGCCGCGACCGACCAGTACTTTAACGCCGCCGCTGCGGGCCGTGTCGGTCCGCTGCCCCGCGTCGTGTTCGACACCACCGCAACTGCCGCAGGCCAGATGGTCGAGCTCTCGCTCAACCACCGCGTCGTGCCGGCCGCAGCATAAAGGAGCGCTGAGCATGCAGCAGATTTTCGCAGACGCGCAGGCCGCGTTCCCCTTCGTGATCGCGCAAGGCCGCAACATCGAAACGCGGATCTACAAGAAGCGCTATCCCACCTACAATTATGCCCAGCTGGTGCCCATCGTCACCGAAGGTCAGCCATGGGCGATCGGCACCACCTTCTTCACGATCGACGTTGCCGGTCAGGCCAAAATCATCTCCGGCAAGGGCACTGACGTTCCGTTCGTGTCCTCCAAGCGCGGCCAGGCCAGTCACGACTTCTGGATGATCGGTGCCGGCTGGGAGTGGACCCTCGAGGAGATCAACCAGGCGGCCCTCTACGGCATCAACCTGTCGGCCACCGACGCCGATAGCGCTTCGAACGCGGTGGAGCGCAAGCTCTACGAGACCTTCGTGCGCGGCGAGCCTGAGAAGGACGCGACCGGGTTCATCAACGATCCGAACGTCGCCATTCTCGATGCTGCGCAGCCCTTTGAGGGTGCGACGCCTGCTCAGGCCGCGGCCATCGTCAACGACGCTCTGTCGCAGGTGCGGTCGCAGACCAACGAGGTCGAATGGGCGGACACCGTGGCATTCCCCCCTGCGGTTCTTCGTCAGCTGGCGACACAGTCGCAGGGTGCCGGCGACGGCACGCTGTCGGTGCTGGAGTACATCCGCCGCAACAACGTCTACACCAGCGAAAACAATGGCGCCGCGCTGAACATCGTCAGCACCCGCGAGCTGGCTGATGCAGGCGTCGATGGTGACGGCCGCATGGTCGTCTACCGCCGCGACGAGGAAGTCCTCCGTGGTCACCTTCCGCTGCCGCGCCGCGTGCTCGACCCTCGTCAGGCTTCCTTGATGGGCTACGAGCAGGGCATCATTGCCCGCACCGGTGGCACTGAGGTGCGCCTGCCTGGCGCGATGCTCTACGTCGACGGCGTGTCGGCGGCTCCGGCGCCTTGATCATGGCGAGGGTCACAAACAGCGGCCGCTCGCCGCGCGGCATCCGCACGAGCGCCGGGCTGCGTTGGATCAAACCCGGCAGTTCGATCGAGGCCGAATTCGATGGCGAGTATCTGGCGCGTCTCGCGAGCCGGAAGGGCTTCGAAGTCAAGGGTCAGCCCTCGATCGAACCCGGCCCGCTGGATCAGAGCGTCGAAAAGCTCACGGCGTATCTCGAGACCGTTACCGACGCCGACGAGGTCCAGAAGCTGATCGACGCCGAGACCGCGGGCAAGTCGCGGGCCGGCGCCATCGCGGCTCTCGAAGCGCGCCGGGACGCGCTGCTCGCCTAACCAATTCCTCCCGTGGAACCCTGGGCCGCCTCAGCAATGGGGCGGCCTTTTTCACATCTGACGGCGGTAACTCGTCGCTCCCCTGCCCGCCATGGTGCTGCCCGATCCCTTAGCGTTCGGGCGAGGAGACCCCATGGCCGACAACATCACCGCACCCGCCACCGGCGCTGTTCTAGCGACGGACGAGATCGGCAACACCCACTACCCTCGCAGCAAAGTGGGGTTTGGCGCCGATGGCGTTTACAACGATGTGAGCGCGGACGCACCGCTCCCTGTCGCGATCGTTGCGGGCGGCAGCAGCGGCGACGCAACTGCCGCGCTCCAGACTGCCGGCAACGACCTGCTGGCCAGCATCCTCGCCGCGACCGACACGCTGGAAACGCTGATCGGTCAGGTCAATGCCACGCTGGCGGACGCGGAATACTATCCGCCCACCCAGCCGGTGAGCGCCGCCGCCCTTCCCCTCCCCGCTGGGGCCGCCACCAGCGCCAAGCAGGACAACGTGATTGCCGCGATCGCGACGATCGGCACCCGGGCATACGGCGCCGGGATCGCGCGCGTGGCCATCGGCGCATCGGACAACCCTACGTCCGGTCTGGCGGCGACCGAGGTCATGCTGCACGCGAGCGCTCGCTGCTTCGTGCGCGTCGGCGCCGCCGCGACAATCAACGACATTCCATTGGAAGCGGGCGAGAAGTTCACACTGCGTCTGAACTCTGGGCAGCAGATCCACGTCATTGGTGACACTGACTCGACCGGCTTCCTCAACGTCGTTCCGGTGGCCTGATTCATGCTTTTGCGGCCGGGCAGCATTGGGAAAATCGGGAGCGCGAGCACTCGGTCGGAGTCGCCGGCGCCTTCCCCTGCCCCGACCGACCGCGTCGTCACCTACGGCACATCAACACCGCTGCTGGTCGCGTCCGCAGGCACCACGCGTCAGAAGTGCACTCGCAAGGTCGTCGTCATCGGCGCGGACACGCCGTACATCTACGGCACCTTCGATAACTGCCGCACCGAGGCTTCAGGGGACCAGTTCAACCTGGGAAATCTGACGATCCTCCAGCACGGGTATCTCTCGGTCGACGGGGCGGTCTCGAAGGTCGCGACGTTCGATAACGGAGCATCCACGACGAAAACGCTCGGCACGACCGACGCGACGGGCATTCGCATCCCACACGACAAGATCACAGCAGCCGAGTTCTACGGCCCACCGGTCCAGAACTTCACTCGCGGCACCAGGTTGATGATGCAGACGGACGTTGTCGCCGAGGAAGGGGCCATGTTCCTCTTCAACGCGCATTGCCAGCCAGCAGGGGATTCGTCTGCGGAGTTCGCCGTAACTGGATCCCCCCTTCCACTCAGCACCGGATCTGCAGGCACGGTCAACGAAGGCTACACGGCGAGTTGCGTGTACGGCTTCCATGCTGATCGCGCGCATATCAACTGCGGTGACAGCATCGCGGCCGACAGCGGCGACAGCACATCAAATTCCATCCGCGGCGGCTATTCCCGCTACGCCACGAACATCTACGGCGACAATCCGGTGCCGATGCTCAACATCGCGCGGCACGGCTGCACGGCAGCGCAGATCGCGCCGAATGCACAAGGCATCCTGCCTGCGGACGGCGTCATGCGGAACGCCTATCTCGTGCCCGGCACTTTCACCGACATCTCGGAGAACTTCGCGGCGAACGATCTGGGCTCGTCTCCTTCGGTAGGGGCGGCGGAAGTCGTGTTCGCCACCAAGCAGCGGCTCTGGACGCATTTCCGCGAGCGGGGAGCGGAGTGGATCACCGTCATCCAGCCGACGCCGCGCACGGTCAACGCCAGCAACAACACGCCGATCAACGCGGGTTGGGCGAAGGGCGGCGAGTCCGACCATCTCCGCGCGCTTCAAGAGGGCGCGCTCGATAATGGGCTGATTGAGGCGATCATCCGCTCGGACACGCTGCGAGGGTCGAGCAACCCGGAGGATGACGGCTACTTCATCTACTCGGACCTGCGATACTCTCTCGATGGCACGCATCTGAACCCGCGCGGCTATTTGATCGTTCACGCAGAGCACCGCGCTGTGATCCTGCACGGCGATGTATCAGGCGACATTCCCGACTTCCCAGAGGGGCAAGTAATTCTCGACACGTTCAGCGGTCCCGCCGGCGCGAGCGTCAAGGGCCGACTTACGGACAGCGGCTCGACATGGCAGGGGCTCACTGCTGGCGCCAACATGATAATGACCGACCAGGGACGTGCCTATGTGTCGGCGAACGGGTACATGTTCGTGCTCGATCCAAGGATGAGCCGGCAGCAGTATATCGAGGTGGACGTGGACACGGTGACGGCCACTGCGGTGGCGCAGACACTCCTCCTGCGCGCTGACACGACGGGCAGCGCATTCACCGGCCTTACCGCCTCGTTCAATCCCTCCACCCTCGCAGCCTCACTGTTCAGCGTCAGCAACGGCACCAGCACGCAAATCGGCAGCAGCGTGACTGTCCCGGACCCAGGCCCCAACGTCACGGTTCGCGCAGAACTGGTGGACTGCCTCCTAAGCCTCTTCGTCGGCCCGAAGGGCGGGCCTCTTACGCTCGCTTTGACAGGCATGGTCAGCAATATCGAGGGAGCTATTGGCGTGCGTCAGGCGGCAAACTCTACCGCGACCACCGGAAGGCAGCTCGCCGAAGTTCGCGCGGGCAATATGCCTGCGACAATGCCTTGAGACACGCGCACGGCCTGGCAGGGGAACAGTAATGCTCACGACGCTGATCGCGGCTGGATTGCTGGGCTCGGGCGATACGCCTGCCCCCAGCGACCTGCTGGCGGAGTTCCGTATCCGCTATCCCGAATTCGCCGCCGTGCCTGACGCAACGGTCGAATACTGGCTGGACGACGCCCTGCTGATCGTGACCGACAGTTGGATCGAGGCCGACCGCAAACCGGCACAGATGGCTTTGGCGGCGCATAACCTCGCGCGTCGCGGGTTGGCGGCCGGCGGCTCCGGGATCGGCGGCATCGCGGCAAAGGGCGTGACGTCATTCAAGTCCGCGAGCTTCTCGGTCAACTTCGATGCCTCCGCCGCGAAAGCCGCGGCGGCTGGCGGCTACGGGTCGACGATGTACGGCCAGGACTTCCAGATATATCTGCACCGGAACCGTGGCGGTCCTTTCCTTGCGGGGTGCGCCCATGTTTGCTGAGGCCTTCGCCGATATCGCGCTCGCGATCAGCAGCGGCGGTGGCGGGCCGTTCCATCCCGGAGTGCTCCGCTGGCCTGGCGTGCCGGTGGTCGACGACGGCGGTTCTATCGTCACGCCGGGGACGCCCGAGGAGCACGACTGCCATGTGCAAGTCGACGTCGTCACCGAGGCAATGCGCGCCGAAGCGGGCTACACGGATAAGGACGTCCGGCTGATCATCCTTGCGCCGGAGCTCGCACGCGCCGTCGACACCGACGCAACGGTCGAGGTGCTGAGCGGTCCGCACGCCGGGACGTGGACGATCCAAAGCCAGGCGAAGGACGTGCTCGGCGTTGCATATGATGGGCGGGGGCGGCGTGCCTAGGATCCGAGGCTCCAAGGAGTTCAGCCGCAAGCTCGCCCGCGTCGCCGGGAAGGGCAAGGAGGCGGAGATCGGCCGCGCGCTGTTCGTTGGCGGAGAAGCGATCCAGGTCGAAGCACAGATCAGCATCACTGCCGGTGCCGTTTCGGGCCGCGGACACGTTCCTTCCCGCCCGGGCGAGCCGCCGAATGCGGACACGCACCTACTCGCTGACAACATCGAGACGACGCAAGAGCATCCGCTCCGCGTCGAGGTGTCGTCCAACGCGCCATATGCCGCCGCCCTGGAGTTCGGCACCTCCAAGATGGCTGAGCGCCCGTACATGCGCCCCGCCGTCGCCAAGACCCGCAAGGAAGTCGTGGCGCTCGTCCGTGGCGCGATTGCTTGAGCGCTGAGGGGCAGCTGATGGCGATCGACAGCACCATCGCGGTTCGCCGGGCCATACTGACGCTGCTCAAGAATGACGTTCGGACGAGCGGTATCGTACCTGCCACGCGCTGGTATCCCATGGTCGCCCCGGCAACGCCGACTTGGCCGTTCGGGCTCTATGGGGTGTCGTCTCCCCTGCCCGTTCGCGCGACATGCCTGGACGGCTCGGAGATCGCGACTTCGATCCACGGTTTCGCCAAGGCGCGGCTGAACAGTGCAGGCGCCATGTTCGAAACCGCCGAGGATCATTGTGGGCGCCTGGCCGCCGCGATTGCGGCGGTGCTGGACGGCCGGCGGGTCGAGTTGCCGAATGGATATGCGCGCATCCGCTGGACCGGATCGCAGCTGCTGATCGACCGCGACGAGGCCGATGCCTTCCATTGTGTGGTCAATCTTCGCGTGCGATGCCTCACGGCTTGATCGGGGAGAGTTCGAATGCGAGCCGTCGTGGCGCTTCTAACGCTCACGCTTATGGGCGGGTGCAATCAAGCGGGGCAACTGTGCGACGAGGCCATCAAATCCACGCTGAAGGCACCTGCGACCTATAAAAGGGGTCGTGATGAGAGAGGGGGTTAGCTCGACCACCTACTGGATCGAGTACGATGCCGAGAACTCTTTCGGTGTACCGCTGCGGGGCACCGGACAATGCACTGTCTCAGGCGGAAAGGCGTTCTGGCTACCTGAGGAACCACGCTGAAAGTCGAGCGCAGAGGCCGCTTTGTAGGTGAGCGTCTTCGCCCTATAGTGCCGCCGTGGACGAAACTGCCCTCCGCGCCCGACTGGAATTCCTCGAGGAGATGTTCCGCGAGCTCTATCGGCGCGATGTCGTCACCGACGAGATGCTCCGGGCCGTAGCGGATCGGTTCGGCTCCCAGGCTGACCGCGCATCGCCGAGCGGGGCCGAGGTCGCAAATCACTGCGCGCACATGGCGGTGATGCTGCCGATCGAGGCGCAGGCTCCGACGCAGAGTGAATGGACGGCCGAGCAACGCCGCACCCGGATGCGCTTGATCTCTGACGGCGGTAACCCGCCCGAGTAGCTCCGCCTAAGCCTCCGCTTGAAATGCAGCGGAGATCGGCATGAGCTACCCTACCGAAATCGATGCGATCGTCGTCAAGGTCGGCGATGGCGCCGAGCCCGAGGTGTTCGCAACCATCTGCGGCATCGAAAACGCGACCCTCAACGAGACGGTCCAGACCGCCGACCGCTTCCGCAAGGACTGCGCGAAGCCTGGCCAGATCCCCACGCGCAAGGTGCGCGTCACCGGCAAGCAGTGGGATGTGACCGGTTCGGGTGTGACCAACATCGACCAGATCGCCACGCTCAAGGCCGCGCTGGGGATTACCAAGAACTATCAGCTCGTCGCGATCGAATACGACGGCACCGACACCGGCAACGAGCTCGGCACGTTCGCCGGGCCAGGTGTGCTCACCGCGCGCAACTGGAACCTCCAGCCCAACGAGGGCACGATGGAGATCACCATCGCGGGCGAAGACGAACTGGTCTGGACGCCGGCGCCGTGACCCTACCGACCGCGCTGGAGCTTGAATTCGCGGACGGCGCATATCTGTTCGACCTGAAACTACCGCAGCTTCGGGAGCTGCAGGCTCTCCGCGAGTGTTCGATTTTCCGCCTCTACGGGCGAGTGCTGCGTGGCCGCTATGTCTTGGAGGGCCAGATCGTCGCCCTTCCCCACGAAGGCGACGCCTACAGCGACGACATTTTCGAGACGATCCGCCTCGGGCTGATCGGCGGCGGCAAGGGCATCGTCAACGGAGCCGAAGTCGAGGTCAGCGCCCTCACCGCTAAGCGCCTCGTCGAGACCTACTGCCACGCCGCGCCCATGCGCGAGAGCTGGGCCATCGCCGCTGCCGTGCTCGCGGCCCGTATCGAGGGGTACGATCCGGGCCCAAAAGCCGAGCCGGCCCAGGAGCCGGCGCCCGAAAGCGAGACGAGCCAATCGACTTCGCCCAGGTCATCGCCAACTGCTCCGTCCTCGGATGCGACTGGCGAGAGCTGACCTGGTGGGAATATTCGGCGCGGCTCGCGAAGCACAATGAGGCCCACGGCGAGACCGGGCCGAAGCCCGTCGCCGACCCTGATAGGCTCAAGCGCGTGATGAGTGTGCACTGATGGCCGTTGAAGCAGATCGCGTCGTCGTCGCCCTCATTGGGGACACCAGCAACCTCGATCGAAACGTCGGGCAATCAGCCCGGCAGTTCGGCCGGAGCATGTCGTCGATCGAAGCCTCCGCGACGCGCGCGGAGCGGTCAATCGTCACCTCCACCGGCACAATCGGAAACGCTCAGCGCAACCTTGGGCGGCAGATCGCGGACATCGGGACGCAGCTTAGCTCCGGCGCCAGCCCCTTCCTCATTCTCTCGCAACAGGCGCCACAGGTTGCAGACGCCCTCGCCGACGTAGGTGGACGAGCGGGGCGTGTCGCATCGTTCTTCGCCGGCCCATGGGGCGCGGCTCTCCTCGCCGCTGGCAGTGTTGTCGGCATGCTCATTCCGAAGCTATTCGACCTGGGCAATGCCCATGACGCGGCGAAGGAGGCGGCGGAGGCGCAGTCAAAGGCCGAGCAGCAGCTGAGCGATATTCTCCAGGGCGCCGTAGATCAAGGCGAGCGAGCGCGGATTGCCGCTCTCGGGCTGGCGCAGGCCCATGTGTTCGAAGCTCGGGCCGCTCTCAACTCGGCGCGCGCGCAACTGCAATTGGCTCGGGCCCGTGCAACTGCCGCCGCCGCCACCGAGCGCGCCGCGCCCGGAACTATGCAGATCCCCGGCCGCGGCGCAGCATCTTCTGCGGAGCTCCTACGACTGCAGCAGATCGAGTTTGACGCGGCCGAACGTGGCCTGGGCGCAGCAGAGCTCAAGCAGCGCAATCTCGAAGCAGCCGCGGAGCTCGCGCGCGGCATTGAGGCTCAGCGCGACAAGACGAAATCTGACAAATCCGCGGCGGCCGCTCAGCGTCGCGCAGAGGCCGCAGCGCGTCGTGCAGCGCGCGAGGCGGAACGGAACACGGATCAGCAGCGGCAGGGTATCGCAGAGCTGCTCCGCGGCCGGGCCGAGCTAGCTGCCGCCGAAGCCGAACTCACGTCCGACAGCCGCGTCATGGACGAGGCTCTGCGCCAGCGCATCGAATCCGAACGCCAGATCGCCCGGGCCGAAATTCAGGATCAGGAGGGGCTCTCATCGGGTCAACGCCAAGAGCTCCTAGCCATCAACGACCGGATCGCCGCTGCGCGACTCCGCAAGGTCAACATAGACGAAGCGCAGCGATATCTTGAGGAAGAGACAAAGCTTCTACAGGCAGGCCTCGGAAATGAGCGGGATGTAGCATCCGCCCAGCTCGATCTGGCCGACACGACTGAGCAGCGCCGCGCCCTTGCGCTTCGGCTTCTCGACATCGCCATTCGTCAGGAGCGTGCGGATCTAGAAGCGGTGCTCGCATCGCAGCAGGCCACCGAGGTTCAAAAGCAAATCGCCAGGAAGCGCCTAGAGTCGCTCGACACGCTGGCTGGATTGCAGCGGGCCGGAATCGAACGCGACAACGAGGCTCCGGGTGCGAGATATCTCCGAGATCTCCGTACCGCGACTGCCGAGCTTGATCGCTCTGCAGAAGAGGTGGCGGTTGACGGGTTCGAGCGTCTGAACGACGAACTTGCCGATGCGATCATGGGGACGCGGTCCTTGGGCGACGTGTTTAAGAACGTCGCGAACCAGATTATCGCCGACCTAGTGCGGATAGCGATCCGGAAGCAGGTCGTCGGGCCGCTGGCGGAAAGCTTGTTTGGCGCGGGCGGCGGCGGAGGCGGCAGCGGCGTCGGGAGCCTGCTCACTTCGATTTTCGGCCGCGCCTCGGGCGGTTACGTCGCCCCGAACAGTGTCACGCGCGTCAACGAGGGCCGTGGCGGCGTCGAACTCCTTCGCATGGGACCCCAGGGCGGTCAGGTGATCCCCCTCGGCCAGACCCGCGCAGCGAGCCCCGGCGCAAACGTCACGATCATTCATGCCCCGCAGACCATCATCCCTGGTGCGATCACCACACCGCAGCTCATGGCCGAGATCGACCGACGGAACCGCGATAGCATCGCGTCGGCGGCCCCACTGATCGCCGACGCTGGCGCCAAGAAGGCTCTGACCAGCCTGACCAAATCGCAACGGTTCGGAACCCCCTGACGGCGGTAATCCAAGCCGCAGCTACGGCCTAGCCAATGCCCCATGGCCAGCTACCGCCGCTCGATCCTGTTCCGGCTCGCGGCCGACCCGATTTCTCGGCTCTGGTCTGGATACGGGCCCCTCGACATCACCGATTCCCTCGATCCGGGCGGCGCCCGCTATCACGGCGTCGGCGCGCTGCTGAATGTCCCCGCCCTCAAACTCCTGATCAACGGCACCGCCGACCGGATCGAGTTCCAACTCTCCGGGGTCGCCGATGAGACGGTGCGTCTCGCTCAGGAAGACGTCGAGACGATCAAGGACGCGCTTGTCCTGATCGGGGAGCAGGGTTTCGACGCGGATTGGCAAGTAGACGGCCCGCCGGTGTGGCTCTGGCGCGGCTTTGCCGATGTTCTCTTCATCGATAGCGCCGACGGTGCAAACGGGCGCGAGCGGACAATCCGGCTCTCGGTGCGCAGTGCCGACACGTTCCGCGCCAATCCCCTGCCCAGTTACTACACCGACGCCGACCAGCGCCGTCGCTCGCCAACGGATGCGATCTGTAGCCACGTCGCCCAGATCAGCGTTGGCGCACGCCGCCGCTTCGGACCTTCGTCATGACGCTCGGCGAGTTCCTCCTGCGCGTGACCAGCCGCCGCGAGCCCTGGAACTGCTCGACGATGCCCGCCGACTGGTGCCTCGCGCTTGGGCACCCCGACTTTGCCGCAGCGTGGCGGGGCGTAACCGACCCTGTGGAATGCGAGACAATCGCCGGGGGTGACCTGCTGTCGCTCTGGGAGGCGGGGATTGGCCAGGCGATCCCTGTCGCGATCGAACCGTACCAGTGGGGCGACATCGCGGTCGTGAGCCGCGCCGGGCTCTCGGCGGGCGCGATCTATACCGGCGAGCGCTGGGCGATCCAGACGGAACGCGGCTTCGTCTCGCTCCCCCTGCCCCCGAGCGCTGTTGTGAAGGCGTGGCGGCCGTGAGCAAAGCGCTGGGCTCCGTCCTCAACGTCATCACTGCGCCTCTGACCCTGATCGACAAGGGCCTTGGGCAAACCCTATCCGGGATAGCGATCACGGCGATCGGCGTCGCGACCGGGCAGGCTTGGCTCGTCGGCATCGGGCTGAGCCGGCTGGGCTCGTCCATCGCGGGCAATCCGGCGTCGCGCGCCGACACGACGGAATCCTCCCGCAAGTCGCCCATCCCGTCGCGGAAGCGCGCATATGGTGAGCTGCGGCTCTACGGCGACTGGCTGCTGTTCGGGCACAAGTCGGACGGCACCCCAGTCGACGTCTGGGCCTTTCATGACGGCCGCGCGAGCCAGATCCTCCAAGTCTACCTTAACGACGACAAGGTCACGATCAGCGGCGGCATCGTCCAGGCGCTGCCCGACAAGCGCTACCGCGATCAGCGCGTGCTCGCCGGCTACAATCTCGGCGCCACACCGAACACGGCGCACGCGGCCGTCGTCGCCGCCCTCCCCGGCGTCTGGACTGCGAACCACCGCGGCGACGGCATCGTCACCGGCTACCTGATCAAGAAGATGATCAAGTCGGAGCTGTTCCTCGAATGCTACCCGAACGGTGACGATATCCAGATGTCGCTGGCGGGTCGCTGGACGCCCGTCTTCGACTTCCGCGACCCGGCCCAGAGCCCGACCAATCCGGCGACATGGGCCTATCGCAACAACGCCGTCCTAGCTCTTCTTCACTACTTCATGACGCAACGGGGGGTGGACTTTACCACCCAGATTGCGCCGCAGCTCGACAAGTGGACAGCGGCTGCGAACGACTGCGACATTGCCGTTCCACTCGCGAGCGGTGGCGCGGAGGCCCGATATCGGATCGCCCTTGCCTATGCGGCGACGGAGCAGCCGTCCGCGGTGATCGCGGCTATCCTAAACTGCTTCGATGGCTGGTACTGCGAGAACGAGCGCGGCGAAATCATCGTCTATTCGGGCCGCTACGATCCACCGACGGTCAGCATAGGACCCGGCCAAATCGAGTCCTACTCGCTCCAGCGGCATGTCGTTGCCGAGGACGCGTTGAACGAGGTGACCGTCACCTACGTCTCATCGGCCCATGATTACGCAACCGTGGATGCGCAGCCTTGGCGGGACGAGGACGCGATCGCTGCAAGCGGCCGGGAGCCGGTCACCGCATCCCTTGACGCGCAGGTCCCCTCGCATACCCAGGCTCGCCGCCTGGCGAAGCGCAAGATGGCGCGGGCCAACGCTCCCTCGCGTGGCACTATCATCACAACCTATGGCGGCCGGATCGCGCTGGGCGAGCGCTACATTCATCTGCGGATCGAAGAAGCGGGAGCGGTGTTCTTCGACGGTGTCGCCGAGATCGTCGGGCCACCCGAGAGAGACATGCAGACCGGTGGCGTCCGGTTCGAATGGGTCGCCGCAGATCCGAACATCGACGCGTGGAATCCGGCGACCGAGGATGGGCTCGGCGCGCCCGTCGGCGCCTTGCCGAACATCGTGCCTCTCGCTGCTCCCATTATCGTCTCGATCACACCGACCTATGGGCAAAACACCGCCTATGGCGTGCCCGGCGTGAAGCTGACGATTGTCGCCTCTGGGCCGGACCGGGACGACCTGATCTGGTTTGTCCGCACTCGCACCGAGGCCGGCGTGTCGTGGCTCGAGCAACGCTATCCCGACGTTGACCCCGGAGAGTCTGTGACGCTCCAAACCGACTTCCTCCCCCTCGGCAATATCGAGGCGCAGGTAGCCTATGGCACCGGCGACGGACGCATCAGTCCGTGGAGCGAGCTCGGCGCACCTGTCGACACCGGCAATGTGTTGCCCGCTCCAGTGACCGGTCTCAGCGTCAGCACGAACTCTACGGGCACGCTCATCGTCGCCGATTGGGACGATAGCGCACAGGGCCAGCGGTACCTCGTCGAAATCATCGTGGAGCCCTGACGTGGCCAAAGACATGGATCCGCCAAACGACAACGTCGGTGAGGGCACGCCGGGGACGCCTGGCTACATTCCACCAACTGGTTCGAACACAAGGCTCGCCGTCGTGGTGACGGGCTCGGCGATCACATTCGCCGAGGAAGACATCGTCGGGGCTGGCGGCCCCTGGCCGGCGTACACCCTCAAGGTGACGCCGGTGAACGACGCCGGGTCGGGAACTCCGGCGGAGGTCACCTATCCGCCTCCGCTCTGACGGCGGTAATCCCGGAGCGGTGGCGCCACTAGGCTCCGCCGCATGTTCATCTTCCCGGCGCATCGCTTCAACCCCGACCCGGTGAAGGCCGACGTTGTGCCACGCGTGGTCAGCGGCGGTACCGCGATCGGCGGTGAGGAAGACGTGATCCAGACCGACGGCGGCGGCCGTTGGGAGATCAGCTATGGCGAAATGGACGTCGACGGCGCCGACCTCCAGCGGCTTTGGGATGCCTGGACCGGTCATCTCTCCGGCGGAGTGCAGCCGGTGCTGGTGCCGCTGCTCTCGCTCGACACGGCGCCCCGCCCGGTCGCGGGAAATGGGCTCGCCTGCCCATCTGACCTCTATGCCGACGACGACTATTTCCCGACCGAAGTTCGCTTCGCCTCGCCGTACATCATCGCCGCAGTGGCCGCGCCGGCTGCTCTGCGCGCCACCACGCTCCAGCTCGTGGTCTCTCAAGGTGCTGCCGTTCAACCCGGGATGAAATTCTCCGTCGGGTCCCGGGGCTTCAAAATCGAACAGGTGCTGTCCCGCAACGGACTTGCCGCCACCGTCAAGGTCTCACCCCCTGCCCGCGAACCGATCGCCGCCGGCGCATCGGCCGACTTCGATTGGCCGGTGGTCGTTTGCCGCGCCGCCATTGGCCAGGACCTGGCCGCTGCGATGAGCCTCGGAATGTACGGCTCGACCTCGATCACCTTTGTCGAGGACACGCATTATGGCGGCTGATCTCAACATCGAGGTTCCGCGCAACGGCGACTATTTCGGTGGTTGGCAATTGCACGACAGGAACACAGGCGACCCGCTCGACATCACCGGGTGGACGCTTGCACTGCGAGTGCGCCCCATCGCCGGAGCGGGATCGGTCATTGCCTCGGCAGAGTTCCTGAACCGCGAGGACGCGGCCGGCTACTTCGATGTGCTTCTGCGTGGGACCGCCTTTTCGTCCGTGGCCGGCGCTACCGAAATCGTCCGGCTCGCATACGACTTCCGCGCAATCGACGCCGACGGGATCCGCGTCATCCAAACGCGCGGCCACATCATCCTTATGCCCGGAGTGACCCAATGACGCGAGCAGTTGCCAGCGGCGGCGTGCGGATCGACGTGACCGGGGCGCGCGGCGAGAGCTTCGCCGCCGTCGCGCGACGCACCGGTGCCTTTGGCGTTCTCCCCACCGACAGCGATGCCGCCGTCCTAGACAAGTTTGCTGACTGGGCAATTCAGGACAATCCGGGCTTCAAAGGCGACAAGGGCGACCCTGGCGGCAACGTCATGGCGGCGGGGTTGTTCGAGGACCTGTCTGGGCTCTTGATCCCGGGAGGCACGGACCTCGTCCAAACCAGCGGATGGGCGGCCGCAGGCGTTGGCGCAGCTCGCTACGCTTTCGATGCGGCTGTCGACGCCGCTTACGTCGCGGATCACCCGAACACCGCGGTGATCACCGCGAACGGCCGGGGATTTCGGCTGGCTGAAACGACGGTTGACGTGCGGCAGGTTGGGGTCGTCGGCGATGGCGTTACCGATGACACTGCCACCCTGCAGGCGGCACTCGCTCTCGGCCAAGAGATTTACATTCCGCGCGGCGTAACCATGCGCATCACGGACGAGCTAGTTATCACGCAGGACGGTGCACGTCTCCACGGTGCTGGTACGATCAGAATTGCGGGCGACATGGCCCATAAGTCCGCACTGAAAATCGAGGCTGACGATTGCATTATCGAGGGCGTGCATTTCATCAATCCAGATGAAATCGCCTCCCAAACCGGCGGGGCCCAGTTCGGTGTACGAATTGATGGCCATCGCAACACTGTGACGCTTTGCACGTTCCGGAAGATGCAGACGTCCATAACGGTGTCTGCATACGGAGAGTACTACGACAACAAGATCACGTTCAACAATCTGCTTGAATGCATCGGAGCCGGCGACGGCCCCGACAACCCCGTGTCCGTGTTCGGCGAGGATCGAGGAGACGGAATCGCCGATTGGAGTGGCAGGGCCACCGTGATCGGCAATTACATTCAAGCTGGCGCTGGGCAGGACTGCCGAGCCGGCATCGTTGCCGAGGCACTGAATACTTTTGCGCCTGACACTTCGGGTGCGGACAACGCGAGCGGCACAATTGTCGTGAACAATCATGTCGTACCTTCCGAGGATGGCACAGGCCGATTTAGGCGCTGTATCCACATCGAGGGCATGGCCCGCGTCATAGTGGAAGCGAACATTGTTCGAGGCTTCACCTGGTGGGGAATCGTCCTGCAGGCGAATTCTGACTATGCTACGGTGCGCGGCAACATTGTCCTGAGCGACGTCGATCCGGACGACCAGTCGGGCGCTGCGTGGGCGCCTATTCGCGCCGGTATCATGGTGACGGTGACAAGCGGAGAACACCGCGGATCTATCATCGAAGGTAACGTCGTCGTTGCGCGCACCGCGAGCTGCAACGGCATTGTGATTGACGGTGGTAATCCCCCAGGAACGGTGCGCCACGTGTCGATCTTGAGCAACAAGCTGTATGCCGAGGTGGACACAGGTCCTTACGCTGCGATCGTGTTCAAAGATGCCTTGGGTGATATCAGCATCTCGGAGAACCGCGGAATAGGACCGTGGTACCGCGGCGTTGATCTTGCGAGAATTGGAAGTGCGACCGTCGCCTCGAACGAGATCGACGGTGCTCGCAATGTTGCGATCGCCTCGACGCTTAGCGCTACGACCGTCAGCATTCGCTACAACGCCATTCGCAACAGCGCGGAGGGCATGCTCTTGGTCAACGTCATGGACGGCGACGTGACCGGGAACACATTTGAGAATGTGGCAACCTCAGCCGGTTACGAGATCTTTATCGACGGGACCGGCTCCGGCCCCATTATCGTGGCAAACAATCTCGACCGAGATGGAAACGGCCAAATTGGCAAGTCTGGCACCAACAAGTTCAGAATCAAGGACAACACTGGCTTCATTACCGACGAACGGCTTGCCACGACCGAAATCACCAGTGCCACGAGCTTCACCAACACGTTTGGCAAGCGACCGGGACAGTTGATTGTCGATTCGAACAATGTTGTCTATGTCGCGACCGGCTCGGGGCCAACGTCGGCCTGGCGTAAGCTAGAGGACGGCGCGGTGGTCACGCCCGCCTGACCATTGCGGCAAGCCTGCTGCGAAGACGTCGCCCTTCGAAGCATTGTCAGGAGGGGCCGCTCCACAAGCAGGTGGTAGGCTATCCCGCACACCACGCCGCCAATGATCAGTGGCCCAAATCCCACCCCGCAGCGCCACAGCCCTCCCATCACGGGAAGGTGCACCAAGTAGATTGAATAGGACGCCTCGCCGAGAAACACGAGCGGACGGCTGATCGCCACATCCGGCGCCAAGTTCAAGCGAGCCAATAGCATTCCGAATGGGAAACAGAGATTGACCGGGTCGAGAATGGCCGCTTCCCACGTACCCAGCAGTGCGGGATACGCGGCCCGTATGAGAATTGCTCCTGCCCAAATTGCAGCTCCCCAAAGAGGGGCCCGGGTTACGAAGAACACCCCTGCAAGAGCGTAGAAAACTACCTCCTGCTGGAGTGTCCACGCGGGGATTAGGGCCGTTTCGCCCGGGAGCAACGTGAGGCTAGCCAGCCAATCAACATCTCTGCCCAACCAGATATAACATAGAGCGGCGAATATGCCGACTGGCAGATATGGTGGATAGACGCGGTTGAACCGACCAATTGCAAAACGCCGAAAGTCGAATGACCTGCCCGCGTGCGCGTGGTAAATGACGTACCCGGAGAGAATGAAGAAGAAATGAACGCTGAAGCGCCCAATATCAATCCAATTTGCGGCGGGCGCGTAATAGTTCGCGTGAACTGCCACGATGGCAACGCAAGCTATCCCTCTTCCAGCGTGAAGGATGTCGATCTGTTTGCCCACGTCAGGCTCTCGCTACCGCCAGAGCCGAGCGGGAGGCGAAGCTTGCCGGTAATGGAAAGGCGCGCGATTGATGCATAGCGCGCTCAATCCTGGCGATCACGCGCTCGTCGCGGCAAAGTACGATGTCAGCGAGCTGGCGATCAGCTGAGAAGGGCCGCACACCGTAGGTCGGTCCTTCGCGATAGAAGCGGGTGTCGTAGCGGTTCTCAATTTCGCGCACTGCGAAACCGGGAAAGGCGGAAAGCAGCTCTCGAGGGTCGTCGTGCGGCGTCGTCTCGATAAAGATCGCGCAGCTCGCTTTGAGACTGCCCGCATGCCGTCGAAGGCTTCGAATGACGCTCGCCTCGGCTCCCTCTACGTCGATCTTGATTGCGTCCACTGTGGAGAGATCGACCATGCCGGCAATTTCGTCAAAGCTGACTGTCTCGACCATTTCGGACCCGCAGGCGCCCGACTTTTCAATAAAGGAGGCTTGGGCCAGTTCATTGTCCGCCATGGTGTAGAGGCGGGCGGAGCCGGCTTCATCGGAGACGGCGCAGCGGTGTACGGTGATGTTGAGCCGCGGATTGAGCGCGACGTTGGCCTCCAGCTCAGCGATGGTCCGCGCGCAGGGCTCAAATGTGTGGACCTTTCCGGCAGGTCCGACAGCGGCAGCTGCTACCAGAGCGGTGTACCCGACATTGCCGCCGATATCGACAAAGATGCCGTCTCTTGGGAGGGCAGCGGTGATCGCGGCACTGATCCCAGGCTCCCAAATGCCGAAGTAATGGACGCACCATTTAAGTGCATCGAGGCGATCAACGTGCATCCGAAAGCCGAAGCGGCTCTCGTGAATATAGTTGCCGCGCAGCAGGCCATATTCAGTGAGCCTGCGCAGGGCGCGGGGATAAAGGTCCCTCAGAAAATCGCCGGGCAAGTTGTTGGCAAGCCAGCGGTCGAACGCGGCGAGTGTCATACGGATTTACTGCGCCCCTCCGGACTCCGGCGCAAGCGGAAAGAAGCGTCGAAAGCCAGCACGGCTGACGGCGGTAATCCGACACACTCCGCCACGGCATGTTCCGACCATGCTCGAGCGCCCCTACCCGCCCGTCCTGACAGCGATCCTCGCCAATGGGCGTGGTTGAAAACGCGCTCCTCGTCCTGGGCGGCGGCGGCGCGACCGTCGTGGCGCAATGGGGCCTCGCCTGGCTCAAGGGCAGAAGCGAAATCCACAGGGCGAACCGGGACACCGACGCCAAGTTGGAGGAACATCGGGACAGTCTGACGTTCGACCTCCTGTCCGCCGCGCGAGAGGAGATCGCGCAGTGGCGGGCGCAGGCCGCGCAGCTCGGGCCGATGATGGTTCATGCCGCGCATCTGGAGGAGGCGCTCGATCACCTCCACGCGCTGCTCCACTCGGAATCCGATCTTGAGCGTCAGGCGGCAGAGAAGCGTGCTGCGGCCTTCTTGCGCCGCATGCGGCCTCAGATCGGCGACCTCCGGCAGGCTGAGCAGCGGAAGCAAAGCTTCGAGACGCTGAGCGGAAGCACCGAGCACAACGGCACGGACGTCGAGGGTCGATTGGCCCGACGCGTGCCCCCATCGAAGGGAAAAGGACGGTGACCAAGTCGATCGACACGCTCATCGAGGACGTGCTCCGCAACGAGGGGGGCTATGTGAACGATTCCCGCGATGCGGGAGGTGAGACGAATTTCGGCATCACGATCGCGACCGCTCGGGCGAATGGATTTACCGGCGCGATGCGCGACCTGCCGCGCGAGCTCGCGGTCGAGATCTACCGGCGCAAGTATGTGGTCGCTCCCGGTTTCGACAAGATCGCGGCCATCTCCGCAGCGATCGGGGCCGAGCTCGTCGACACCGGCGTCAATATGGGCCCGAAGGTCGCGGCGGGGTTCCTGCAGCGCGCGCTCAGCGCGCTGAACAATCAGGCGCGAGACTTCGTCGACCTCGCGGTTGACGGCGTTGCCGGCGCCAACACGCGCCTCGCACTGAACACCTACCTCAATCGCCGCGGCGCGGAGGGCGAGCGGGTGCTGCTTGCGGCCCTCAATGGCCTTCAAGCCGAGCGGTACATCTCGCTCGCGGAAGCGCGGCAGGCCAACGAGGCATTCGTCTATGGCTGGTTGCGGACGAGGGTCGCATGATGAGCCAGTGGAACGATCCGCGCCTGCTCGTCACCCTGCTGCTGATCGGGCTGTTCTCCTACGCCTATATCCGCAACCCGTCCGACGACATGATGACTGGCGCGATCATCACCGCCTTTGCTGCCGCCTATGGCTATTGGCTTGGCGCGAACAAGGGCAACGACAAGGCGAGCGACAACACGGCGTCTGCTTTCCGCGCGATCGAGGCGGCTGCGAAGGCACAGCCGGCACAGGATCAATCCTCCGGGGAGCCGCAGCCATGACGCCGATGAGCCGCACCACGAAGCTGATCCTCGTGCTCGGCCTCGCCTTGGTGGTGCTCGCCGCCCTTGGGCTGCGCAGTTGCGAAGAGGCGCGCGAGGTCCGGCGCGATGCCGATCTCGTGGGCGACGCTCGCAAGGCCGATGCAAAGGCCCACGATGCACGCACCACGACAACCGAGATTATCGGCAACGACCGACAGGAGATCGAAAATGCGCTCGAGCGTCTCCCTGATGCGCCGCTTACTGATCGCCAGCATGCTCGCGCTTGCGCTACCTGGCTGCGGCAACACGGCTCTGCTCACCCCACCTGTAGCTGATCTGACGCCTGCTCCCGAGCCGCAGCTATCCGCCGAGGCGCTGAGCTCGGCCGCGGCGCTGGACCGGTACGACGCGGACCATGAGGCATGGGGCCGGGGTGAGAGCGGCAAGGTTGCGCGGCTATGCCAGTGGTTCGTTGACATGGGCGCAAAGGTCGACTGCGCTCCACGCTGACTCGACTCTCGCGGATGTTCTCATCATGTTCCGCGCATGCGAGTCGGTGCCGATCTACGAACCAAGGCTTTGTTAGCGCTTGAGGAAGTCACTCACGATTGCCGGTTTCGGGTGCCGGAGCGGACATTCCTCGTGCGCTTCACGCTCGCGTGGCTATTCTCAATAAGCCGCACCCGCGACCCCGAACCCTTCCTCGAGTTCTGGCGGGCCATCGCCGGCGACAACGAGCTCTTCCGCTTCAGCAAGGCCGACCTGGCGCTTAGCAAAATCTACTTGGACGTGGGCGCGAAGCGAGACGACGAGGCCAGCAGGGCGATGTGGCTCGTGGCTCAACACCAGCACGAGAAACGAACCGGGCGGCGCTGATGGCGCGCTGGAACGAAAGCGGCGGCCGCATCGTCACCACGATCTTTGCGCGACCCCGTCGGGCCGCTCCATTTTGAGCCGAGCACTCGTGTGCGCAGCCCTTAGTTCCGCGAGGGTTCGTACGCAGTGGCAGCGACGTTATGGACGTCCGTGGAAGCGTAAGCGGCGGCGCCAACGTTCTCGTTGGAGCTGGTCGAAAGCATGTTCGCGTGGGTCTGTGCGGCGGGCGCCAGCAGGATGGTCGCGCTCATCGCCACGATGCCCAATAGGACCATCGCTATTCCCGTTTTCTTCATTGTGCCCCCCCCCTGGAGCGATCGGTGCCCGCCTGCCCCCATTGCCGCGGACTTCGACCAATCATTGATGGGTCATAGGCTCGGCGCCGCGCGGCCGGCAAGCTCTTGAATGACACCTGCTAACGCTCGCGCCGTCCTCATTCGGAACGCTACTGCCCAGACACAAACGTCTGCCCGACTCGTGATGTTCTCGCCATGTTCCGAAGATGCCGAACCCCTCCCTTTCGGGCCGCAGGCAAGATAACACGTCGCTGGATGAGGTTGTCGGCTTCGCCACCCATGTGGTGATCCGCTGCCGACCGCCGACCTTCGCTAAGCCGTGCAGCCGGGAGGTCATCTGGCGCACCGAAGAGCTGTACGCGAAGCTGCCGCACTGCCGGACGTATCTCCAGTTCAAGGAGCGGCTCTACTGCTCTCGGTGCAAGCGGCGCGGCTGGTTGCAATTCAACCGGCCGGGCGTTGAGCATCCATCAGGCCTTGAGCGGTGCCGGCTTGTCCCTCGTCGGGAATACCGGGCCGCGCACGGACATCCGTTCGCTGGGATAGGGCCGCTGCAACGCGACGACGTCTTCATAGCTGCCGCGCAGCCAGAACTCCCAATCCTGTTCCTCGAGGATCGTCACCATCGCCTTGGGATGGATCGGCTCGACGAGTTCATTGGCATCGCAGGTCACCATCGTGAAGCCCGCGCCCTTGGCCGTCTGCTGCCAGAACCCGGCGACGGCGAACAGCGGCTGGTCGGTGACCTGGAACCACATCTCGCCCTTCACGGGCCGCCTGCCGTCGCCACGGTCGATCGGGTCCGGAGTCCACTCGCAGAACTCCGTCAGGGGGATCAGGCAGCGGTTCTCGGACTTCTCCGCAAGACGCTTCCACTGCGGCAGACCAAGCTTGCGGACGTTTGTCATGGGCCATGCCGCCTGGCCGCCCAGCACGTCCCAGGACATGACGTCGAGGCCCCGGCCGCGATCGTTCTCCCGGACGACATAGGCCCGGCCCCGCGGCACTAGCTCAGCCGGGTTAAAACGATTGTCCATCGGCTTGTCGGCCAGCCAGTTCACGCCAAACCGTTCGACCAGCGTCTTGGGCTCGGGAGCGGCCTTGTTGCGGGCGCGGTTGCACATCTCAGCTGTCCTCCCATGCCTTGCGCAGCGCATCGGGGATCGGGTTATCGGCCAGCATGCGATGGATCGTATAGACCCCGGTCTCGGTCTCTTCGGCGCGGTATCGGCTCATGTGCCGCAGGATATGCGCTGCAACCGTCTCTGCACCAGCACGGCGCTTCCCGGGCGTCTTGAGGTTGGTGTCGGCGGCGAGCATCACCGCAGCGGCGCGAGCCAGGATGTCGATAAAGTCGTCCGCGAGCGGCGCGTCCGCGATCGACGCCGTCCGCTCCATCACGAATATGGTCTGCGCCACGAGCTGGCCGGCCATGGCCTCCTTGTCCTCGTCGCTCAGGAAGAATTGGGGCGTCCGGGCCCGTTGCGTACCAGCCAAGGCTTGCCTCCTCGATTCGCGTCTGTTCTTCTATTGTTCTATAATCAGCATCGAGTCGAGTCGGGGTGGTTCCCGGCCGAAGGATGCGAGACGATGATGCTGGAACTGATTGGCGGCCGGATGAATGCCGAGCCGGATTGGGCGCTTAGCGTAGCCGAGTTGGAGAGCCTTGGACTGGCGACCTCAGAGGCGAAGTCTGTAGTTGGGTTGCCCCCTGGCTTCGTTCTGGGCGGGCGCTGGGTCATGCTCATCGACGATGAGCCATATGATGCGAAGACCGCTCGAGTGATCGAAATCGGTGGCGACGAGGCGAGATGCAGCCGCGGCCCGCGCGGCACCGTTTCGCGTCTCCGAAAGAAGGCGTTGATCCGGTTCCCCGCAAAGTCGGCCGGCGGTGATGACGAATGCATCGCGGTACGCTCGGTGCAAGCCGGCGACTTCCTGATGGGGACGGTCTATTATGGGCGTGACCTACCCGAAGGCGATCCGTCGCGCCTCTGGGACGATGCCGAGGCCGAGGATCGGCTGGATGAACTTCCGATAGCCATGCCGGTATGGCTCTACCGCGAGGATTCGATGGAAGCGCTGTAGGCATCGATCAGAACTCAACCTCGCGGCGATCGAGCTCAACGGCCAGAAGGTCGGCGACGGGGTTGCCCCTGGCGCCGTCGGTCACCTGATATAGAGCTAGCAGCTCGTCGTCGGTCGATAGCTGGAAGATCACCCGCACGGCTGCCCGGGCTCCGTTCTCGGTCAGCGCCATAGCGAGGCGGTCGAGCGTGGGGTTCTCGTCCATACCAGCAGCGTGTCATATGCGGGGCACGGCTGCAATCAGATCGGCCGAAGTCGCTCGCACCGATGCTCCAGCAGTTGGGCTAGATCCCGGCAGTCGATCCACGCCCCGCACTCGGGGCATTGCTCGAAATTCTCGGCTTCGTCCTCAGGCTCTGGCCCCTGTATCTCACCCGGCAACATAAGGATGTTCCTCCCTCACGATCTCTACTGCCTTCTCGATCGCCTCGAGATCGCGCTTGCTGCCCTTGGGGCTTATCCGCCAGTTGCACCGGACATTGCTGTGCGTGGGCAGCTTCTTGACAGGTCCAACCGCCTCAAGCCAGTGTTCGTGGCTATTCCCCGCTGCTCCGGTCAACAGCGTCGCCATCAGGTCGCGCATCTGTTTCGGGCTTAGCGTCATGTGTGGTGCGACTAATGGGCCGCGAGTCGGGTTCCATTAGGCCGGGTCGCTAAAGGCGTACGACCGCCTGAAGCAACGAGATCAGCAAGTAAATCGCGGTGACAGCTCCGAGAAGCATAATCACGGCGAGAATGACATTGAGCCAGCCAGGGAACGTGCGCTGCAGCGTCATGCTGACCGGCTTGCCGACACAATCATCTGATCGGACAGCAGTGACAAGCGGTGGCTCCATATTAAGGGCGAGGATTTCCAGGAGAACGCTTTCACCAGGAGCCAAGCTCTCGAACCGGATAGTGTATCGATCGTCCGCGCTGCTGACCTCAGTGTAAGCCCTGGGCTCCCAGACGCTGAGTGCCCGCGGCTTAAAATTATAGGTCACTTCAACGGCCTTCGCAGGCTGCAGCCCCCAATTGGCGACGGTGAGGGAGCGCGTTTGGAGCAACTGCTTTTCGAGGATCGTCGATCCGTCAGCGCCGATCAGGGGCTCTTTGATTACGAGTCGTGCCGCGTGGCCAAAGCTATATCTGAGCTTGGGGCGTAGCCGCGAGACACGGTTCGCTATGACGCTCAAGACGATAGTTACGACGCTCCAGAGTTCCTTCTGATGTTCGGCTAAGATCGTGCTGAGCATAGAATACCTTCCCCGCAGGAAGTGTCAGTCGCTCAGGTCAATTGGTCAAGCGGGGTCGAATAGCGGCCCGGCGTCCAACTGCCGCACCGCCCTCCCCGTCGCCCGCTCCGAGATGCTGTCTCCGCACCGGACCCTGATGTCCGCGACATAGTCGTCCTCGCGCTCGATTAGCAGGGCGCTTAGCCCCTCCACGACTGCGGCGGTGCCGGTCGTCCCGGTGCCGGCAAAGCAGTCCAGCACCACCCCCTCGGGCGGCGTCACCAGCCGGCAGAGCCAGCGCATCAGTGCGATCGGCTTTACCGTCGGGTGCGAGGTCAGCGTGTCGTGGCCGCACTTCGGCTTGCCCAGTTGGTGCGCGCCGCATGAGGTGCAGCGATAGACGCGCTCGCCGTCGGTGGCCTTAGCGCTGTAGAAGAAGCGCGCTGCGGTACCGCTGTCGCCTTGAAAGGTGCTCCCCTCCTCGTCGACATCGCCCTTGAACGCGCCATAGGTGTTGCGGAACTTGTCGCCATTGCGGCGATGGACCGGAGCAGCCGCACCGCGCTCGCCAAACTCGGCGAAGGCGTCGAGCACCTCAGCGCTGCCATCGTGGACGACGTTCGCGGGCCAGCGACCAGGCTTAGCCTCACCATGATAGACCTCGTTCTCCTTCCAGTTGTCGGTGGCGTTGACGGTTGCCCCGGGCGCGAGCCGCCTCACAGTGTAAGTCCCGCCCCGCGCATCATCGGCGTGAATTCGGCACCGATCGATATTCAGCGCGCCGGTCCCGAACATCGCCATATTCGCCGCCACGCTGCCGATGATCGGTTTCCGCGCCAGCACGATCGGCTCCTTCGCCGGCTTCAAGTCGGTGCCCCAGCCATCGAACTCGCCATCGAGGTTGTGCGATTTCGGGAAGCCGGTGCCGTACATCCAGTCGATCATGTTGCGGATCTCGAATCCTGCATCTTCGATCGCGCACGCCATTCGGTGATAGGTCCGGCAGTGCGAGAAGGCGATCAGGTGACCGCCGGGGTGCAGGAGATCGAACACCAGCCGCCATGTCTCGGGCCGGAAAGCGATGTCTCCCCCATCCCACTTCTGCCCCATGAAACCGCTGCTCGATCGAGCGTAGACCCCGGTGGCGCCGGATTGGATCGGTGCCGAGTTCGGGGAGCCCAGCCGGTCAACGATGCTGGTCAGGTGATAGGGAGCGTCGGTCACCGCGGAGTGGACACGAACGCCCTCAGCGTGTAGGCGCTTCATCACTTCGAGGCAGTCGCCGTGCTCGAGGCGGATTGCCGCCTTCACTGGCTCGCCTCCACGATAACCACCACGCCATTCCGCCCGCGCCGATCCAGCGCAGCGAGCGCATGGTTGAGCGCCTCGCCGGCATCGGGAGCCGAGTTGCGGGTGGCGGTCGGGCTGAGCGACCACTGCCAGGTTTTGGAGAGCTGCCAGAGATGGACCCTCGGGCGGGTGTCGGCGCGGGTCATGCTGCACCGGCCTTCCGCTTCTCGTGAACGGCATGCTCCAGCTTCGCGATCGCCATGACGACGGGCTTAACCTCAGGCTCGGCCTGATCGTACGCGAGCCGCTTCTTGTGACGCCCGCCGTTCAGTCGCGCGAGCACCCCCCGCGGGATCGCCTCCCAATTGCTCGGGTCAGTGTTGAGCCGGTTGCCGTCCAAGCACTTGAGCGCAAAGCCCTCGGGGATCGGACCATTGACCGCCTCCCACTCGATGCGCTGCACCAGTTGCCAGCGAGACTGCATCGGAAGGCCATCGTGGATCTTGCGTTCTCGATAGCCGTCCTCGGTGATGCGCTCGGTGCCGATCGGCTGGTAGTTCAACGCGGCCTTGCCGGTGCGGCCGCCCTTCTTGAACTGGGTCTTGCGGGCATTCGGATGCCGCCCACCGGTGCCCGGCGGGCACGGCTTGCCCTTGTTCGACGGCTCATGGCCCTTGGCGAAGCAACCGGTGCGCCCAGTGCGCCATCCGTTGCGCTTGCGGAAGGCATGGAGATTGCCGGCTGACACATCCGAGCGGCCGAATTGGGCGCAGAAGGCAGCGTGGTACTCGCCGATAACCAAGGCGGCATTGGCTTCTAGCCATGCTCGCTCTTCGGCGCTGTAGCTGATCCAGTGACCCTTCATTGCGTCGGCCCGATCTTCTTGAGTTCGGGAGCCGGCGCGATGTTCGCGAGGTGCGGAGCGAAGTGGTACCCATGGCCCGCGAGCAACGTGGCCGCCTTCAGCTGCAGATCCGCATTCTTCACGATCTGCTCGGCGACCGCCACGATGGCGTCGGCGCGCTTGGCTTCCTTCTCGATCTGCTCGTCCGAGAGTTCCTCGTCGCCGAGGCGCTCCAGCTGCATGAATAGATGATCGTTCAGGTCTGCGAGCTTGTTCTTCAT